TGATAACCTCAATGTCCTTTGCGGAGTAGCCCAAGGTGTCGAGGCACATCAACCGGACCAGCTTTTCCTTGTCAATAGATGCCGCAGCGTCCTCATAGGATACGCCGGGTTTTGCCTCAAAGCTGATTTGAGCGCCGAACGCCCCAGCCACGCTAAAGCAGATTTTGTATTCAGCCATTGTCAGCCCTCCTGTTCCATTTTTCAGCATACTCTCCTGGATAACCCGTTTCCGGGTTTGCATCTCCAGCCCCTAAAACAAAAGGTTGATTTATGTCGTTAAGGACACAATCTGTATCATCGTGCATCCAGTATTGCTCAATGACGCGCTTTCCGAAACGATTCACATAGTTCTCTCGGTAAAAGTTCAGTTTACCGCCGCAGAACGGGCACGGTTTTAATTCAGCCATAATGGTTATCCTCCTGTCGATTGAATGAATGGCTTACGCTATGCTTGCACTTGAGCTCGGCGAACTCTTTCTTTGAAAAACAGTGGAATGGTGCACAGTCCCCGCATTTTACGCATTTCCAATGAGGCTCACACCCTTTGTACATCAAGTCGTTAACCCTCACTACGTTCCCAATTCCGTGCTTCATCTTTTTCAGCCTTTCATCTCGTGAATGAGCACATTCAATTCAGCACGTAGCGTCCTGCACTTGCGGACGATAGAAGTGCAGGAGTTCTCTAATGTCACGGCTTGTCCGCCCACGGGTTTCCAATTAGCCCTCGTTTCTGCATCCTCGTAATCTGAAACGCTCTCTTTCAGACTTTCTGCCAAGCCGCATATAAGTGCGGCGCGATTTGATTTAGTCATCTGTTGTGCTTCCTTTCTCTCCTTATTCGCTTTAATTCTTTTTTTGTTTTGTCCGAAGGGCCTACCCAATTCCAGTTCTCCCACCCATACTTGTGAGCGAGTACTTTGGCTTTAAGCCATAGCAGGGGAAGAAGAGAAACTTCAAAGCCGCATACACTGTTAATGAAGTAATTGTCCTTGGTGATATGTGTTTTCTTGTCATAACTCTGCACGATTGGCTTACCCTTTGCTTTATGCAATACGCAGATTACATGGTCAAACCCGCGCTTGTCCCGACGCTCGTAATATGCGCCATACCCGTTCTCATCGGTCAGAACGAATCCGTGTCGTTCCATTTCGTTATTAATAAATTTGTCAAGCAGTCTGTTAATCATTTACATTCGTCCTTTCCGCTGTTTTCACGCTCTTTAAGCATTTTGAGAAACTTTGCATACGACAAGCCGTCGGAAACGAGTTCATCTTCAAACTTTTTATATTCTTTGATTATGTCAGGCGGAAGGCCGATATCCTCATACATTTTAAGGCGCTCCCACACCTGTTTTTGGGTGCAGGAATTGTTATAGGGGCACGGCATCGCTCGACACTGTGCGATATCGCAGAAATTGCCTTCAAAAGTTAATCGTTCCATCAGTTGTCTCCTTTGCACATCTCAAGGTTTGTCGAAAAGCCGACGACCTTATTGCCCTCTATCAGAGTGAACTCGCAAACAAACTTGTCCCATGAGGACAGGCGTTTATGGTGAAACCACCACTCGACGGAATCATCAACGCTGTTGGGGTGGATAACGAAGTATTTGACGTTCCGAGGGAGGCTACGAATATCGTTAGCAATGGCAAAAAAACGCTGGATGACCGGCGGTGTTTGCAGTTGAATATTGATGATTTGATTCTCTCTCACAAAATCATCTATACAGCTTGCCACAAACTCTTTATCCTTGGAGCTGAAAACGCTGAGACCCGCAAGCTCCCACATTATTCTGTCGGTCTGATTCTCAGTGTTGTTAATCCTGCCGTTGAGAAGCGCCCAGCGCTCGTTGCGTACTTTGTCGGAACAGGCGCATACCCATACAAGATAGGAATCAACCCCGTTGCGTTCGTTGGTGCCAATATATTTCTGCATGAGAACATCCCAAACAATGGGAGGCATCAGCCATGAGTTGGGATATTTGCGGTGCTCTGTGCCGCTCCAATTCTTATCTATTATCCAAAGACTTGTATAACTCATTTCTTCACTCCTTAATCAAACAAAGCGGCGGCAAAGCACATTGAGCTTGCATCGAGATGGATAGATTGCACATTGGCAGGGAGGTTCCGAATTTCGTCAGCACTACACAAAAGACGCAGGTGGAGCGTGGGATCCACATCACAATAAAAACTCAGATTGTCATGGGCAAAAGAATCCAAGCAACGCACAATAATGTCCCTGTCGGCGGCACTAAAGGAGTTAATGTGAGAAAGCACCCATATACACTGATCTGCCTGATTCTCAGAGTTATTTATTCTGGAGTTAAGCAGAGCCCACCTTTCCGTGCTATAATTTACCCAGTCGTGGTACGAGAGTTGCCGTTCCTGTTCTTGAGGACGTATATACTTTTTGAAAAGAATGTCCTTAAAGATTGATGGTTTCAGCCAAGAGTAGGGAGGAGCACCATCTCTCTCGGGACTGTAGTCAATTAACATCATTACTTTTTTCCTCCATTTCTGCGCGTAGGCTCTCTTTTATGTAGTAGTCAATGCCGAGGCTCTTGCACAAGGCTTCAGCATCTCTGCCGAAAACTGCCCAGTCTATATTGGACGGGAAATAATTGAGTTTCCCTATTTTAACTTTATCGATTATGGTGTGGTACTCTTCAATGAACTTCAAGACGGCATCGGCATCCAAGACCGGTTCACACGATACCCACGTATTGCAGCCGGTCGCTATTCTTGCGGAGGCAAGGTCTGCTATCATGTCTGAAAGGGTATAGAAGCCGTGCGGTGCGCCATCGTAAGTAATGCCGTACCAATCTCCTTCATCAAGCAGGTCGAAGTCCCTTGAGCCGTCACCCTTAGTGAGTATCTGTACGTGATTACCGCTTTCTTTCAGAATCTTGATAACCTCACGTGTCGGTGTCGAATCGTAGCCCGTGGGATATGGGTCACAGGTGAAGCATAGATGAATGAGTTGTCCGGTAATGTGCTCACGTTCAACCTGCTTTCGGACTTCCTCGACTATGTTCTCTCGCGGCTTGACATTTGTGTGAAAAGTCTCTCTGTCGCGGCGGAGCACATTCGGGGCAAAGCAGTAAAAGCAACGATGTGGGCATCCTGTGTAAATATTGATCGCATAGTCGCCGTATTCTTTGGCTTTTCCTTTTGGAACATAAATTGGTTTACTCATTTTTCTCCTCCCTCTCCGAGCCATAGTTGCTGGCTCTGATATGCCTCAAAAACTGTCTGACCTTTACTGTTGAGCATATACGGTAAAAAGATTTCATCCATCTGCACCATTTCGCTTTCGAGGATGGCCATTTGAGCTTCTACCCAGTCTTTGATAATGCGCCACGCAACTCGTTCAGACTGCTCAACATCACATTTGACTTTCTGCTTCGCGAGTACACGCCTAACAGCCTCTGCATTAGACGGAAGCTTTATGCCCCGCATCCCGTTGGGCGTGTCTATCTGGAAAGATAGAGCCGTTATGCGACCGGCATCGTCATATTCCTGCATGATCTTCTTTGCTCCGTGCTTTACAAGCTGCCCCTGTATAGCACCTATCGTGGTATAGACATCCACTTTCGTGGTATAGTTAAGTAGTGGCATCTTTAGCTACCTCCATTCATAATGTTTCCTCGGCTATTCGCCGAATGTTTTTCTTTTCATGGATAATCAATGTGCGAGACAAACCCAGTGCGGCGGCGATTTCCTCATCAATCAGCCCAGATATACGCGCCTTGACGATGAACTGCTGGCGTTCGGTCAATGATGCCCAAAACGTTTCTGCGTCGCACCAGTCGATGTCATCAAGACTCGGACTAATGGCAAGGATATCCAGCTCTTCTTTACCCTCAGCGGTCAAATCGCACACCAATGCAGCGAAAGGTATTGTTGTGATTTTGCCTCGGCGTCGCCTTTTTCGTAGTTCCTGCAGCACTTCGGTCTTGATGAATTTATACGCGGCAGTTGAGAAGCACGACTTATCCGCATCGTAGTTCAAACAGGCTTTCCAGAGACCGATCCCCGCGATCTGCTGAATGTCCTCATCAGACGCGAGCGCCGGGAAATATTTATGCAAAGCGCCATAAATGAGTTTTTCATTCTCAAGGTAACGCCGCTCGGCATCGTCCCGGCTGTTCATGGTGAGCCTCCACGGGAAGAGTTTGTTCCCGATAGGCGGTCTATAATCTCTTGATTTTTCCGCGCGGCTTCCTGCGCGGCGCGGAGATTTTCGCTGATGATACGTTGGATGTCGTCTTTCATTCGATTTGCCGCTTCAATAGTTGCGTCGTTGGCGAGAACTTTCTTGTTCACATCCGCGGTTCGCTTCTTCTGTAAGGCTTTTATAACGATGGAGTTCATCTCCTCTTGTTCTCGCCGAGTTCGGCCATATATGAGAATGGAGCTTTCCCTACCATAGGAGTCTTGCCGAATCCATTCTATACCGTAACATTCCTTTTTCTCTAAGCCAGACCAGTCTATGGACGTTGTAGTTATTGGATAAATTTTGTATTGAAGAGTGGTCAACATTATCTCAAGTATTTTCGGGGAACACTGAATGTACTTGTGATTTGCCTTTTTCTCCACATAATCGATCCAGTCACATATTTTGAAAAGAAAGCGTATTGCCTGCACGCAGCACGCAATCGCTAATATCATGATTCCGATTCCTTTCATAATCGCAACAATACTGTCAATGTCCACTGAGCCTCACCTCCGTTTCTTCCATGTCCATCCGCGCGAGATACCGCATCGCCAGTTTGAACGTGGCTGGATCATATGTCGCGTCAAACTCCATGATTTCACCGTCCTCTCCGCTGTGCCGAGTGGTCTCCTCGTTCGTTATCGCCAGATATGTGAGTATGCCGACTGCCGCGGCTTTAAGCTCGGCTCCCTGCATAGGCATCGCCCCTTTCTTTTTCGGTGCAAGGATGATACACGGCGTGTCAAGCGCGTTTTTGTGCTTGGGAATCGCCAAAACATCAAAATTTGTATAGGTATACGAAAAAAGCAGCCTTTTCAAATTGAAATGGCTGCTTTTCTACGTTCATTAAGCTTGAAATTTTGTGATACTTGCACAAAACAACGTCGCAGTTCTGCGCCATCTGGTTCGTTTGCGCTTGACACGGGTGCTACCATCCCAGCACCAAAGAGCCAGACGCACTTGCGCTGGTATGAAGGAGGAATCAATATCGGAATGAATAGAGCACAAGTGTCCATGCTTGATGAGATTATAGTGGACAACTTTGCCGGGGGAGGTGGTGCTTCCACTGGAATAGAACTCGCAACAGGCCGTCCGGTTACAATAGCCATTAACCATGATCCTGCCGCAATCCTGATGCACAAGACCAATCATCCATATACCGAACATCTCCAAGCTTCCATTTGGGACGTAGACCCAGAAAAGGTATGCGCGGGGCGTCCTGTTGGGCTGGCGTGGTTTTCGCCTGATTGCAAGCACTTTAGCAAGGCGAAGGGCGCGGCGCTCGTTGACCGCAATATCCGCGGACTTGCGTGGATAGTTCTCCGCTGGGCTGGAACCGTTAAGCCGCGCGTTATCATACTCGAAAACGTTGAAGAGTTTCAAACATGGGGACCGGTAAGGAAAGGCAAGCCGGTGAAGAAAAAAGCAGGCTGCACTTTTCAGAAGTGGCTCGGCCAGCTGAAAGACCTTGGATATACTGTTGAGTTTCGGGTTTTGATTGCCGCGGACTATGGCGCGCCTACGAGTAGAAAAAGGTTCGTGTTGATAGCCCGATGCGATGGACGGCCTATTGTGTGGCCTGAACGCACACATGCACCCGCGGACAATGCAGAAGTGAAGAGCGGCAAGTACAAACCGTGGAGATCGGCGGCGGAAATCATAGACTGGTCGCTTCCTTGCCCGTCTGTATTCGCGACCAAGACAGAGATACAAGAACAATATGGTGTAAAAGCTGTCAGGCCTTTGGCGGATAACACCATGCGCAGAGTGATACGTGGAGTTGATAAGTTCACGATCAAAAGCGGTAAGCCATTTATTGTGCCAACAGGCTATGGTGAGCGCAAAGGGCAGGCACCCAGGGTACATGACATTGAGGCTCCGGTTCCGACTGTGGTAGGAACGGGGAAAGAAAACCTGTGTAGGCCGTTACTGACACCCATAACAGTATCCAATACAACAAACAGCGTTGGCGGCTCTGCCGCGGAGCCAGTACATACAGTAACAACCGCAGAGAATCAGATGCTTGTTTCCCCGTCTCTTATCCAATATCACACCGAACAAAGCGAAAATGTGCGCGCGAACGGCGTAGAGACTCCGCTTCCAACAGTCGACGCATCCAACAGATACGGTCTTACAACAGCGCACCTTGTCGAGTATTTCAGCACTGGTCGTCCTCTTGATGTAAGAATCCCGATGCACACGGTGACGTCACGGGACCGCGAAGCTCTCACAGCGGTACACATCGCAGAGTTTAAGGGGCAAGATAAAGGCCAAAGTGTAGACCGACCTCTCCGCACTATTACAGCTTCTATCGGAGAATTTGCGGAAGTGCAGACAAGGGTAGTGCAATATACACCCGATGCGGATCTGAAATACTGGCCGGAAATTCGCGTGCTTCTCAATAAACATTGTGGGTACAGTCTTTCCGAAGATGAAGTCCTTTTGCTTAATATCCGAGACACATGGTACTTCATTTCCGACATTGGGCTTCGTATGCTGACCCCGCGTGAGTTGTACGCCGCAATGGGTTTCCCTCCGGACTACATAATCGACAAGGACTATAAAGGAAACGACTATCCAAAATCACAACAGGTCGCGCGCTGCGGCAACGCCGTGTGTCCGCCGATGGCAACAGCCGTTGTGATGGCGAATCTGCCGGAGTGGAACCGCAAGGCGCTTACGACGATGACCGAGTTGGCGTCTGCCGTAGCAGTGTAAGGAGGTGAACTGATGAAAGCAGTTTTAATCAGCATACGCCCAGACTGGTGCGTGAAGATCGCGAGCAGAGATAAGTCAATCGAGGTGCGGAAATCGCGCCCAAAGCTGGAAACGCCATTCAAGGTATACATCTACTGCACGAGAGACGCAAAAAAGCAGTTTTGGACAGGGCCGAGATATTCTTATGTGGACGATCACAGCCATAACGCGTTTGATAAATGTGGGAGCGGCAAAGTCATAGGGGAATTTCTTTGCAATCAGATTATTGAAGATCACACGTTCGGCCACGATGAAAAGTTTTACAAAGCGGCTTGCTTGAGCGCGTGTGATGCGGCGGCGTATGCAGTGCAGTCACCGATGTACGGCTGGCGCATTTCCAATCTAAAAATTTATGATTCACCGCGAGAACTGACCTCATTTGTCAAGCCGCTTGTCCTTGAAAAAGTTCAGCCGTATACGTGGTATGTCAATAAGGAGCGCTATTTGACGCGTGCCCCGCAAAGCTGGTGTTACGTGGAGGATGCAGAATGAAACGAATCTCAAAAGATGCCTACTACCTTGAAATAGCTCAAGCCGTATCGCAGAGGAGCACCTGCCTCAAACGCCGGTATGGCGCAGTTATTGTGAAGAACGACGAGATAATCGCCACGGGCTACAACGGTTCTGTGCGCGGCGAGCCTAATTGCTGCGATATAGGCTTATGTAAGCGTCTGGACAAGCCCAGCAACAGCGGGGACTACTCCGATTGCCATAGTGTCCATGCGGAGCAGAACGCTATTATATCGGCTTCCAGAAGCGAAATGCTTGGCTCGACGATGTATCTATACGGAGAATGGGCGCGGATGGCATTGGGGCGCGGCGGAGAGATAACAAACATTATATGGGAACCTCTCGAAGCCCCGGAGCCTTGCCCTATCTGCCGCAGGATGATTGCCAATGCGGGTATTATCCGCGTCGTGACGCTGGACAAGTTTTCCGACGATGAATAGGAAGTGGTGTATGAATATCATTTTCTTAGTGTGTGAGTGTGGGGAAGAAGCCAGTCCTGTGCTGCAGTTTCACAAAAATCGTTACCGATACATTTGCCCGGTTTGTGGAGCTGGAGCGCAGCGACCTTGGTACAAGAGGAAGATAAAAGCAGCTCGGGTATGGAATCGTGACGCTTTGGAAAGGTGGACGGCAAAATATGACACCTAAAGACATGATTATTCAGAACCAGAGGCGCGAGATAGAACGGCTGTGCAGGATCATCAAACTGTTGGTGCTCGATGCGAATCCATGCCGGTTCTGCGCCAACGACTGCGATAAAGGCCGCGGCTGTCAGTTTTTCAAAATCAAGGAGGGCGTATGAGCGATTTTCCAAGCGGCAAGTATCGCACAATCTACATAGACCCGCCGTGGCCAGAGCGGGGGGGCGGCAAAATCAAGCGCGGCGCAGACAAGCACTACAGTTTAATGTCAGTTGCCGAAATTAAGGCGCTCCCGGTTATGCAGCTCGCAGCCACTGACGGGTGCCACTTATACTGCTGGGCGACAAACAATTATCTACCCGCCGCCATTGAATGTGTGAAGGCGTGGGGATTCGAGTACGTGACAACGGTAACGTGGATGAAGAATCAGCAAGGCTTGGGACAGTATTACAGAGGACTGACTGAACATTGCATATTTGCAACGACGAAGAAGCGTTTGCCTTACAAAGTTTCTCCCGAAGGTAAACGCTGTCAGGGAAAAACGGGATTCTATGCCCCCAAAACTGTGCATAGCTGCAAGCCCGAAGAAATGCGCCGTATGATAGAACTGGTGAGCTATGAGCCGCGCATAGAGATATTTGCGAGAGAACGATTCCCCGGCTGGGATGCATGGGGAGATGAAGTATAAGGGAGTGATGAAATGAGCGAAAGCATAGTAGTCAACTGCGACTGCATGGAGTACATGCGCAGAGTGCCTGACAAGGCGTTCGACCTCGCAGTTGTGGATCCACCGTATTTCTCAGGACCGGAAAGGCGTGGCTATTACGGCAGCCGTGTCAGCAAAATCGGTGTCCATCGAGATTATCCCATATCCCCACAGTGGGATATACCCGGCGTCGAGTATTTTGCAGAGCTTCAGCGAGTAGCCAAGCATTACATAGTGTGGGGATGCAATTACTTTCGTTACCCGTTTACACCCGGACGAATCGTGTGGGATAAGTGCAATTCCTCAAGCAGTTTCTCCGACTGCGAGCTGGCCGCGACAGATCTCTTCACCAGCGTCAGGATAGTCCGCTTTATGTGGAACGGAATGCTGCAGGGCAAGAGCATTGAAGAGGGCGCTACCATGCAGGGTAACAAAAAACTGAACGAGAAGCGCTACCATCCAACCCAGAAGCCGATAGCACTCTATAAGTGGATTTTCAAAAACTACGCGTACGCCGGAGACCGAATCCTCGACACGCATCTCGGAAGCGGGAGCAGCCGAATCGCGGCCTATGACGCAGGACTTGATTTCGTGGGCTGCGAAATAGACCCAACGTATTTCAAGCTTCAAGAAGAGCGCTTCAACGAATATACGGCACAGCAAAGTCTTTTCGTGATGGAAGGGAGAATGAACGATGAACAAATTTAAGAGCTGGATCATACGCAAACTGGGCGGGTATACAGAGCAACTGCCGCCGCCTAAAGTTGTTCAGATCAATTTGCGTCCTGAAACGTTCGTAGTTTCAAGGATATATTCACGCGAACAGGTGGAAACCTTCGGCGAAGATATTATAAATGAGATCACCAAGCGGGACTTTATAGAAAAGCTCGTTACATCCAAGGAGCTTAGCCGTTTCATAGAGTGGAGATTCCGGCAGGACGGTTCTGGTGATTTCCATTACCAAGCAAGGTTGAGCGTTGTAGACATGTCGGAGGTGAGGGATTACCGTGTGGGCTTCGAGCGAACAATTTGAAGCGGTAAAGCGCTTTGTCGTGCAGTATGTCTCCTATCCGCAAGGAACCGTGATTGATGGAGAAGCGCTGAAACACGGCGTAGAATTTCTCGTGAAAGAGGGAATATTTACAGTATCACAGTTCAAATTGGCGTTCCTGATAGAGACAAATATGATATGCCCCGCGGAATTTCTACCGGATGAATAAATATTCGCATTATGCAGAGGGGAGGGAAGCCGAATGGACAAAAGCCAACGGCCATTAACCGAGAAGTGCAAGCGCGTAATTTGCACTTATGCCGAAAACAATATGAACGCCACAGCTACGGCCAGAGCGCTGAACATGAACAACTCCACAGTGGAATTTCATTTGACAGCGGCAAAGGAAAAGACCGGGATAAACCCGCGGTCGTTCTTTGGGCTGATTGCTTTGCTTGAGACAATAGAGGAGACAACATGAAAATCATCGACATATCAGGGCAAACATTCCACGACGTAGAAGTCCTGAGTTACAACGAAAAGCGCTCTGGCGGAACTCTGGGGGCGTATTTCAATTGCCGCTGCCGGATATGCGGGAAAACCTTTGTCCGCCGTGGCTATGATATCCGCACAGGACGAGTCAGAAACTGCGGCTGTACCAAGGTGCGAAAAGGCTCGCGCGAGGGCTTGGGCGGCTCGGAAGGATATGTAGGTGTTAATCCGGACTCGCAGAAGAAATACGGATGCGTATATTGCAAAGACCGCAAGGCATGCGGCGGACAGAAGCGGTGCAAATACGCTGACATTCTGGATAAGTACCCGGATTATAAGGCGTATGACGAGGAAGCCAAGAGACTGTTTGTGAGTCTTGGGCTTTATGGATGACCGGAGGTGAGAACGCGATGACGTACAAAGTACAGTGCCGACACTGTGAGTACGCGAATCCAAAAAGAAAAATTGACGACAAGATCAGGTGCACAAGATTCTCACAGTGGGTCGAACCCCAAAACAGATGTCCGGCATATTCGGACAAAGTCTTGAGGGAACTTGCGTTGAAGGATTTGTGGGGGCAGATGGGAGAGCAAAGAAAATGAAGTGTGAAAAGTGCGGTCGTGAGCTCACTGCAATAGAGCTTGTGATGGAGAATTTTGACGGTGGAAACACGATCACAAAACATTCCTTTGTGGAAAAGGATAACGGCGCTGTGATAGTTGATACCACACCTCTTTGGGTTGGCGGCGAGCTCGGTCTCGACGAAGTGCATGACACTATTGCCTGCCCGCATTGCGGCCAGTTCCCCTTTGAGGACACGGAAGTGCAGATCGATGATGTGGTTCGGGTAGTGATGTTTAGAAAGGACAACGAAAATGGGATATAGGCATTATTTTTATCTTATTGATAAAAGCAAGTGCGAAGCGATCAGAAACATGACTATGAGTGAGCTTTGTAACTATGCAAAATCAGAGGGCGTAGAAGGCGGGGACGGCTGGTTCTCTTTTAACGACAACAAGTTTCTTGACAAAAAGGAAATCTTTGAATTTGGGAAACTGTATTGGGACAATACGGCAGACCGGATTTATAGCAAAGGCGAACCGCTGTTTACAGACAAAGAAGTTCAGGAGGACGTTTCGGACTATGATCCGTATGTCGTTGGTAAGCCCGGTGTGCTTGAAGCTATCGAGATATACAAGCGCAAAATCATAGAGGCGTATAAAAACTTACTTGTGGACGGCGGAAAGCAATTTCTTCCGGGAGGTTTTTCCATAGAGCGGGATGACATCAAGAGCATAGATAAAATACGCGACTTTATCCACGAAAGACTTAAATGGTGGGAGAGACTCGGCGCTATTGACCTTGATGAAACGCATGAATCCATAAGCGATTCATATCAATATGAACACCAGATTTTCGAGTTGGTCAGGCTGTATAAGTCCATAGACTGGGAAACAAAAACCGTGCTCTTTTACGGGTGGTGACGGGGAACAGAAATGAAAATAACACTTGATATTCCCGACGACGTGATAGCCGCCAGCGTAGCTATTGTACGTGGAAGGCTTCGGGAAATACTCCTTGACAGTTGCGAAGTTGACAGGAGCAAATTGTACGAAGGTGCGATCATAGCGTTTCCGAGAGAAAGGGATGATACATCTGATGAACGATAGATTTCCGAAAGACTGCTGGGATAAGAAATGCCAACATTTCCATGTAAAAGACATGAGCATTGATGATCTGCTGTGTACGTGCGACCTGCTTCAGATGCAGTGTGATGCTTGCGACGAGAATTTCTCGTTTGTACTGTGCCCGAAAAAAGATGAGGTGATGCCTAATGGGAATGGATGATCTCATAGAACGTAGAGTGGCTATGAAAGCAGTACGATGTGCATGGCTTGCCGCTGAAGCATTAGAGAAAATTCCAGCAGTGGATGCTGTGAAAGTGGTGAGGTGCAAAGACTGCCAGTTTTGGCAAAGACATACACAGGTCAACCGAGACTACGGCAAGTGTGAACGATTCGGAACCGTCACAACAAGGTGTAATGATTTTTGCTCGCTCGGAACGAAAAAGAGCGACGAATAGGAGGTAAAAATGTTCGGACTTATCACAAAGAAAAAATTGCGGAAAATCCTTGAAGAGATTTATGCGGACTATCGCACTGGCGATGCTGCCGGAACCGACATGGATTTCCGATATGGTGTTGCGTACACTGTAAATCGCATTTGCTGCCGCTTCAAAATAGTCCGTTCCACAGAGAGGTAATAACAATGGCTGAACATAAAAAGTGCTACGGCAAATGTGACCGCTGCGTGTGGAAGAACAACGGCGGATGCTCAGAATGGAGGAGAAGCAATGACTGAGTGCATAGACAAGGAAGATTACTGCAAGAATCGCTGCCATAGCCCCAATGAACACTGCGATAAAGAATCCTGCCCTATATGTACTGTACCTGCGGCTGATGTCGTGGAAGTGACCCGCTGCAAGGACTGCAAATACAGCAAGAAGCTATTCAGCTATGAAGGTAGCTACAGTTCTTACTGCTTGATATGTGACAGCAAAGGTTCTGTGGTGTTCCCGAACGACTTTTGCAGCTGCGGAGAAAGGAAAACAAATGGACTTAAATGAATTTCGCAACAAAATGTCCTCGGACGCGACCGAGGAAAATAAAAGGCTCAAGGCGGAGCTGTCCAAGCTGAAAAAGCAGTATCGGGAAAAGGTGGACTCTCTGGAAGAAGAAAATGCCAACCTCAAGGAGGACTGCCGAGCGTTGAGTAATCGGTGCTGGGTGTTTATGGGAGGGGTCTTGTGCGCAAACTGTTTCTTCCATAGCAGTTTCGTGTGCAAACATGCTCCAACGCTGGAAGAGATGGTAAAGATGGGGGCAGCGCTGCGGCGGGAAATGGAGGGTAAATAATGGACGCAGTTGAATTTTTGAAAGCAAAGAATCAGATGTGCAAGGCTTATTATCGGTGCGATGGCTGCCCACTTAGCAAAAATGCGTCGTGCGCAGTATGGTGTCAGGAAAGCCCGAAAGAGGCGGTTGTCATCGTTGAGAAGTGGCTTGAGGCACACCCACCAAAAACCAGACAGAGCGAATTTTTAAAACAATGGCCGGAAGTTCTGATGACTGATGATGGATTTGTGGATATTTGCCCTAGGCGTTTCGTCGCAAGCTTTAGAGACGAAAACGGCCAGTGCTCGCAATGCGGCACCAAAGACTGCAATAATTGCCGCCGTGAGTTCTGGTTGAAAGAGGTTGAATAATGGAGTGCTACGCCAGCAACTGCCCGTTTAGGGTAAATGAATCGAGCGGTCAGCACGTATGTGAATGTGTCGCTTGCCTGAATCGGACGACAGCGACTATCGTGTTCACATCCACTCACACGTTGTCGGCCAAGGAATTACGAGAAATTGGGATAACGCCAGGTAGGAACACTATCTATGCGAAACCGGCAACTGTACTGAAGAGGGAGTAAAGTAAAATGATTAACATCGAGAGAAACAAGGAAGAATTTGTCAATATCGTCACGGAAAACATCACACGCGACAACACGACCGGTCTGATAGCGTGGCTTGACCTGCACTCGGACTTCTTTGAAGCCCCGGCGAGTTCGCGCCATCACCTCGCAGTACCTGGCGGACTGTGCGAACACAGTTTGAATGTGTATGATAGACTGTGCAGATTTCTGCGCGAGGAATATGGCGATAGCTGCCCATATACCGAAGAAACCATCGCAATAGTCGCGCTTTTCCATGATCTCTGCAAGGCCAACATGTACAAGCCGAACTGCCGCAACCAGAAAACATACGATCCTGAAAAGGTTGCCGCTGCGGAGAAGTGGACAGTGAAGCACGACGCGGGTGGAGATTTCATTTGGGAGACAGTACAGGCTTACGATATTGACGAGAAGTTCATTTTCGGCCACGGAGAAAAGAGCGTTTTCATTCTCCAGCAGTTCATGTCTCTGTCAGTAGACGAAGCGACCGCAATCCGCTATCACATGAGTTCATGGCAGGAGGGTGAAGCCAGAGCCGCAGGAGATACTTTCCGACGCAATCCGCTGGCGTTCTTCCTGCACGTCGCAGATGAAGCGGCGACCTTTATAGACGAGGTGGACAAGAAATGACAGTTGAAGAATTTGCCGCGAAACTTGATGGGCGGCAGTATGGTAATGAGATAACAGAAGATGAAGCAATCCTCGCAGAAAATCTGGATTTCCTCGTCGTGTTCGGCGCATCCGACGACCTCGCAGAGTTGAGGGGCGCAATAGACGGAGAGTGCGACTGTTTCGAGGGCGGTGTGCTCAAGCGTGGAGAAGGACGTTCCCTGCCCATCAAAGCAGTGTGGTGCCCCGAAGGGAGAGACTGCTCATGGGCATACGAGACCGAGCTGCCACACGCAGAGTTCAAGATCATGGAGGAGGGCGAGGTGTACTGTTACGGCATCGTGTGCGCTCTCAACGGGACGCCGAAGATGTATAGGTGTCCGTTCTGCGGCAAGGAGAAACTGCACATCGGCGTGCATGATGACGAGGGAAACTATCATGGTGAGCTCGGCTGTGCATACGAATCAGACCCGTGGAGCGGTCTGAGCTACGGCATCCACCACGATGGTTGGGGCGAGTGCCTCTTGTGCACAGACGACACAAACGGGGTGATGGGAGGTATGCTCTTCGATACTTCTTGCGAAGCCTACGACGCAATGGCCGAACTGGTGCGGTTTGCGGAGGTTGACCACTCGACGGATTTGCTTGAAGGAACCTTCCTCGGCGAAGAGTCAGATACAACGACCATGAAGTTCAAGCCGGTATGCGAACACTGTGGGTTCACACTCGCATCGTTGTCGTGTAAGAAGGAATCGGAGGGCATGGTACGCTTGTGGGGATTTGATCCGTTCCGTTGTCCAAGATGCGGGAGACGAATTGCTACCGCCATTCTTCCTGATGTGTTGGCCGGTGAATTAGATTATAGCGAGTAACAGGGGGCACCAAGTGAGAGAAATTCTTTTTGTTGGTTCAGCGATATTCGCGGTTGCGTTTATCATAATTTTTGACATTTTAGGAGGAAATAAGAAAAAATGAGAAAAACAAGAATTATAGCGGTAGTTTTGGCTTTGATAGTTGCAGTCTCATGTATATCATGTCTTGAGCGTGTGAGCGTAGGCAACGTTGGTGTTGTTTACACCTCAAAAGGTGTGAAGAACGAAACGCTATCTCCCGGCTGGCACTGGATAGGGTTCACAGAGCGCGTGAAGCAGTTCCCAGTGTCACAGCAGCAGATAGTGTTTTCAAACGACCCAGCAGATTACAACGCCAAAGAACACGCGGATTGGTCTATCGACGCTCCCGCTAACGGCGGCATGGTAAAAATCAACCTGACGGTCAATTACAGTTTCAAGGCAGACCGTGTGATAGACATTTACACTCGGTTCAATGGCATGGACGGTGAGCAGCTCGTCGAAACGTACATACAGAACAGCATTATCGCCTATGTGAAAGAGGTCACGCCGAAGTTCTCCGTCATGGACATTTACAGTGACAAGAAGTCAGAGGTCAACAAAGCTCTCACCGAGTATCTCAATGAAAAATTGTCTGATGAATATGGCATGCAGATTACCAGCGCACTCATTATTGATGTCGAGCTCGATACAGGCTTGCAGGAAAAGATCAAGGCAAAGGAACAGGCAAAGCAGGATGCGGAAATAGCAGAGCTTGAGAAGTCTACGGCGCTTGCGCAGGCAGAAACAGACAAGGTTAAGGCTCAGACCGCTGCGGATATCGAGGTCATAGAGGCACAGGCGCAGGCAGACGCAAACAGGATCATTTCAGAATCCATTACCCCGGAGCTTATCCAGATGACGGAGGCAGAAGCACGCTTGAAGCATGGATGGGTAACAGTAACCGGAGCGGATAGCGTTGTTGTGTCTAAGTGAGTCTACGTAACCAGCGGCAGTTATAGATTAAAAATTGATGAGGTCATCTCTACGGAGGTGGCCTCTTTTTTATGCTCCAAGCCGGTCGCTATCTCGACCAGACTCGACCGGCAGGCGAAACTCTGCTGAGCCTGACCCGACTATTATCCGAGAGCGGGCTGAAAACCGCTCGAAAATCATGTGCCTTAAAACGCACGAGAACGGCCTTAAAAACGCTTTTAATATTTAGGAATGAAACTACACCACCGAGACGCGTAAAGCGTGCCAGAGAGCACGACAGGCGCGAATAACGCAAAACCAGAGCGAATAATTATCTGAATTTCAACCAAATTATAATTGAACAGGGGGATTTGGCCTATAAATAGCAGTTTCGCCCGGAGAACCTTTTGAAATCTTAAATTCGATTTTAAAGTAGGGGGAGGGGATGGAAACTGGGATGGTTGGAAGGAGGAAGTGAATGAGTGAGGGAATGGGACTGCCACCAGAAAACCTTGAAAAATCAAGCCCCCGTGCGGTTTTGCAAGTGGGGGCGGGGAGCTATCTCTGGTCATTATTACACAAATGACCAGAGCTGGACGACTTCGGCGGGGCTGACGTCGGTTTTCGCGGAGCTTTTGAAAACTCGCAAAATCTCGCAAATGTTCCCGAAATCGTGAACAAGCGCGAGTTGGTGACTCTCCCCCGTCTGAAGAACTGTATTAAAATGGTTCGACAGTCAGCAACATGTTGTGTTGGGTGTTGCTGTGTCCTTGCTTCTCTTGGCGGTGCTCTCTCTCTTCTTTGTGGTATTGCTCTGCTCCTTGCTTTGGCTGTGTGTGTATATTCTTTCTGTGTGCGGTTCGCTCTCTTCTTGGCAGCGCTTATTTTATATATACCTATAGAGATATATATACACATTATATACACACATATATTATAAATCTCAAGTATATATAATATATATCTTAGATATTTATATATAAAAGGGTGTGGGGAGCTGTACGACTGTGTAAAGCTCCGTCGTGCGTCGTGTGCTCGGCTGGGGCGGGGTATGGTCTATAAGAATAGGGGGGGCGATATATGGCGCTTGTGTGGGCTTCTGGGTGCGTTCCTCGCGTCTGGTTCGGGATTTGGTGAGCTTGTGCGGGGGCGCTCCTGGTGCTCGGCGTTCTGGGCGGGAACGGCTGTATATTCCAATATTACATAGGTTATTAATATATACCTATACACACAGTATATATTACATCTTGGATATAATATATATAATATAAATAATATATATTAAAGGGCATGGGCGCGGATCGTGTCCCCGGTCGACATCTGCATAAAGGCAATAAAAAAGACGGCCATTTCTGACCGTCTCAGGGGCTTTATATTGCATTGTGATGTATGGGGCGGGGTTTACGCTGCGGCTTCGTCCTCAATCCTTTTGAGTGCCTGTAAATGCGCCTCGGTGCGTTTGGCGAACCAGCATTTTTTAACGCTATGCCAACGATACCCCGCGGCCTTGAGCGCGTCGCGCGTTTCCTGAGAGGGCTTAGAAGTAAAATAAACCTCGATCCCGTCATGCTCTGTATTAAACTCAACGCGGAGCGCTGCGAGCTTCGCCGGGGCTATCTGTTCGGGCTTCTCGGCCTTGTCTGCCGGTGCCGGTGCCGGGGCTTCGCTCTCGGCCTTGGCGGGGCGCTTCTCGGCTCTTGGAGCGCGGGGGACGACTTTCACGGCGCCGGGGCTCTGCAGGCATCCGAAGTAATAAAAGTTGACGTCGAAATAATCTATCATGCTATCACAATCGTCATAATTGAAGCTGTTCACATACTCGTCAACGGCCTTCACCGTCGCGCGGGTCTTGTCGGTCAGGCATCTATAAAATGCGCCGTACTTGCTCCAAATTCTTTCAAATTCGGCTTTCTCCTCGGCCTTGTTCCAGCTGTTGAGGGTCCATACACTGTTGCGGGTGGCCTTCCGCCAACACTCGGAAATATCATCGTCTGTCATTTCCTCGTAGGTCTTGAAGATCTCCGCGGGAGCTTCTTTCATGTCAACGTGAAGTTCCTGGCACATGGAAGCGTAGGCCGTGCGGACGCTGAAACGGTAGTCCGGGAAAAATTCCTTGATGTAGGCGCGTACAAGCTGCGCTATCTCCTTGAGGCTGCGCCCGGCTTCGTACCGTTCGCCCTTCCAGCCGTTCGCGGTGTAAAACTCGCTGCGGGTGCTCTGGGCGGTTTCGGTGCTCTGCGCGGCTGTCTTGGCCTTGAGCACGGGAAACATCATGTCATACTCGTTATTGATCTCTTTCATGGTCTCGACGTCGCCGCCGCGGTCGGGGTGGTGAAGCATGGCCATCCGTCTAAATTCCTTCTTGAGCTCCTCAAGGTTTTTGCACTGTGCGAAATATTTCATTTTTTACTCCTCCTCGTAAAATTTGTTGATAGCTTCGTGACGTAGATTGTAATACTGCCGGTCGGTCAAGTTGTTGTCGTCCTCGATCGTCTTTAGAAATTGGTCGAGCTCTTCGCGGGTATCAAACCCGATTTCTATTAAATCGCGATATTTTCTCATTTTTTTACCTCCGTTAATATCTGATCTGTCAGATATTCTTGTTTACGGGTGTTATTATACAGTACGGTTAACAGTGTTGCAAGCCGCAATAATGCACAAAAATAAGCACGGTAAACCGTACAAAGCATACAAAAAGAGCAGGCCGTTGTTTTTCGGTCTGCTCTCTTGTTTTTCTGTATGATCCTTAAGTGGTTTTAGTCCTGATTTGCCGTGCTGACATAGATTTTAATTATTTTCTTTATTTCTTCGGCGGTATACGTTTCTTGCTCGGGCTTCTCGTCTATGATGTTTATCAGATCATACGCTATAGCTTTCCGGGCTTCTTTCATTTCCTTTTCAGTTGGCATTATTGTACCCCCTTTTATTTTTCCGCGGTTGTCAAACTTTCCAGCAGCGCGCACCCGTCTAAACTGTTGTGCACATAGTCAGACAAGGCCGCGTTGACTGTCAGTCCGTGCACCTCGCAAAGTGCCCGGAACGCTTCGGCCTCGGGTTTTCGCACTTTGCAGGCAAGCACGGCTAAATTTTTGAGATCATATTTATTTTGCGAGGCTCGGCGGGCATCGCTTTTTTTATCGCCTTTTGGTACGGGCAAAATATCACCTCCCCATATTTATTATAACCAATGTGCGCACGGTTAACAATATACAATTCGCACAAAAAAGTACGGTTAACCTTGTGCAAGATAACATATTGCAATACTGTTAACCGTACTGTATAATACATACAGTCAGACAAGCCCAGACGGGCGCAGGAGGTCAGAACATGAATAATAATATCTTGAAAAACTCTTTCAGCCTCAGCCACAAAATAACGGTTTACGTTCCCGGAACCGTTGACGCGAGCACAGCAGGAGATACAAGCGCATACGTGACCGAGGCCGCCGCGCTGCTGTCTGAGTGCTTCGGTGGCGCAACGTCAACGCCCGTCCGCGGCTATTGGATGAGCGAGGCGCACGGGCTTATTGCCGAAGATAACAACGCCGTGTTCGCCTATGCTGCGCAGTCTGCACTTGATGAACACCTGGACGATGTTGTTAATTTTGCCGTCCGCATGCGAGACGAGCTAAAGCAAGAGGCCGTCGCCGTCGAGCTGGACGGGACTATGTATTTTATTTGAGGAGGATTTGACAATGTTACATCAATCAACATTCCATTTTGTCGACACGGAAGAGCAGGCAAAAAATTTCGTTGAACAGCGCCGCAAGCAGCGGCGGAAAGCCTGGTACACCCCATGGAGCAGCGCAGACGGCAAAGAATCAAAATTTATTGTCTGGTACTATCTCTATTAACAGTTTGCCGGGGCTTTTCCCGGCAGTCTGTAAAAGCGTCTTGATTGCAAGGCGTTTTTACAGGCTTTGAGCCTAAAAAATACGGAGGTATTACCACATGAGCACATTAAAAAAGCCCCTTTTTATTAACGGCATGTATAACCGCGAGGGCAAAAACTGCCGCGCGGATTTTGTGCGCGAGGTCAGCAACGGCGCGGAGTCGTACAAGCTTTGGACATGTACAGAGAAAAACCAATACCCCGCCAATGAGCGCGACAGGTATTTTCTTTATGTCGAGATCAACAACTATTTAGTGCCGCTGCGGATGACAGATTATAAATTTACCGATGTTCTGGGCTTTTTCCCGGCTTGCGTGGAACTATACGGCACGCAGGAGGAACGGGCGCGAGTTTGGCGGAGAACCGAAAACACGGACGCGCTGCGAGCGCAGGAAGAACCCGTAATACTTCGGTACGGCTCAGACCCTGCACGGCAAGCGGATTATATCCGGGATCGTCTGCGCGTTCGCGTTCGTAATTACACCGACGCCCGCGACAACGGCGGCACGTTCGCCGACTTCGTCGGCGCGGCTGTACTCGGGGAGCTTGGCAAGTGCGCGGAGCTGTCCGCAAAACTGCGCGCCGATGGAGAAGCGAGAGAAGAAGCCGCCCGCCGTGAACGTGAAGAGCAGGAAGCAAAGGAAAGAGCAGAGCAGGAAGAGCAGCACCGGCAAGAGATAAAGAAGGCCGAGGAGATTTTTACCCGCGGCGGTTTGATAAAAGACGGCGCTTTATTGGTAGAGATAGCCGACGCGCACGGCGTGAAAATTCCCTTGCGCACTCGCGGCTGGATCCTCAATAGCTTTGCACAATGCAGCATTACCATTATCGAGGGTGCGCCGCGGTACTCTGTGCGCTATTACAAGCGCAACAGCGGCACCGGCAGTACTAAAATATATGAGATCATCGAGCAAATACGCGCGGCCATAATCGCCGCGTGAAGCCCGCAAGGCCGACGGCATCCGCCGCCGCTGGTGCAAGTCCAGCCGCCTATATGGCGGGCGCTCATGGGCAAGAAAACAGGATTAAACCCGGCGAGAGATACGAGGACGCGCGCCCATCGCTATAAACGGCGGTCAGCCTGCCGGGGTGCTGATGTAAGGCCGTGGGGAGCTGGTGCACCTCCCCGAAGAAAACAGATTGCACCCGCCGCCGGACGTGTCCGGCAGGATCACCGAACGGGGCAGAGGCGAGCGACCGCGTCCCGAAATGTGAACAGGGCGCGCGGAAGTCTTGGGGGTGCTGAACACGCCCGCGGGATTTTACTGGGAAGTTTCCGCGCCCCTGAACACGGCCAATAGAAAAACTGCGGGGGTTTGTGTGAACACGCGCCCGCAAAATACTTGGGAGGATTTACGAACATGACCGAACTGAAACACGCAAAGCAGAACTATCAGGACTTGCGCCCCATCTTGGAGGCGCTTTCTCGACACGACTTTCATATCAGTGTGGAGAATGAACCGTACACGCGCCTTGCCGCCGAGTTCCTCTACTTCTCGGACTATAAAGGTCGCCCCGTGTACTACATCGCGCATTACTCCGAGCAGAACGGCGATCTTATGGCTGATCCTGAGATCGAGTTTGCGGTCGATGAGACCGAACAGACTATTGAACCCGTTCTTTTCCGCAATGACTATACCGGGAGCTACGACGAAGTTTACAAGGAAGTTAACGGCCAGATGATGTACTCTCAGCGTCTGCGCGTGAGCCTTGACGAGTTCCTACACATTTGGCTCAAGAACCTCAAGCAGCAGGGCTTTATAAAACTGATAAAGGAGATGTAAGACACAGAGATGAAGATTTATGCCGAATGGCTGTGTGAGGGCGAGTTGCACGAAGGCGAGTTCGACAACTGGCGGGATTTCACCGCTGCCACATTTAATATGGATGTTCAGTTGCTCTATTTCTACACCATATCACCGCCAAAAGCTTGTTAGGGGAACTGCACAGAAACAGGTCACTACGTTCCCAAAACGTCCTCCGGGAGGGCTGTACAACATTAGGTCACTACGTCGGGGGATCTGTACAGAATCACCCCACAAGGTCGAGGAGAGCCACAGAGAATTACCCGACTACGTGGGGAGAACTGCACAAAATTTGCCGCGTAGATTGGCAAAGCATTATGAATACAATACAAAAATCTGCGTATTTGACATCGAAACCGAGAGAAACACCGATTTTGCGCTTGACACGGGTGCTACCATCCCAACACCTCAGAAGAACTACAAAGAATCAGAAAGGAAGATAGCAAATGTCAAACGAAATTATGAACATCAGCGGCGTTAGCTGCTACGAAAAAGACGGCACGGCATACCTCGACCTCGAAGCGGTTGCACGCGGGCTGGGATTTGTGAAGAAAGCCGACAGCGGAAATGAAGTCGTCAACTGGACGCGCGTTCGCGGGTATCTGTCAGATTTGGGTGTGGAACAGAAGTGTACCACGGGTGATTACATCCCCGAAAACATCTTCTACCGCCTCGCGATGAAAGCAAAGAACGAAACCGCCGAGAAGTTTCAGGCGCTTGTTGCTGATGAAATCATTCCGACTATAAGACGCACCGGCGGCTACGTGGCTAACGACGAGCTTTTCATCAACACCTACATTCCGGGCGCTGACGAAGCCACAAAGCAGCTCTTCCGGGGCTTGCTGGCGAACAGCCGCAGAGACGCGCCGAAGGTCAGTTACTTCAACGCGCTCATAGACCGAGGGAACGATCTTTCATTCCGAGAGACCGCCAAAGAACTGCACATCGGGGAGCGCGAAATGATACGAAACCTCATCGCCGCGGGCTATCTTTACAGGGATAAGAAACAGCAGCTCAGGCCCTACGCCGAGACCAATAAAGGCTACTTCACCCTCAAGGAATACGTTAATGGCGAGAAAACAGGCGCACAGACGCTCGTGACGGTCGAGGGCAGGAAGAAAATTGCGGCCATGTTTGGAAAAAGCATATAGGGAACCACACAGAAACAGGGAGGAACACATGAAGAAGTATTACAGCACATTGCATTTTTACTTTGAACAGCGCTTGCAGCTTCGCGGCTATGATCGTGACTTCTGCGAGATGTGGCCGAACGGAAGGCTGCATTGGGCGGTCTACACGACCCGCGGGAAAGTTGGAGAGATAAACCAGTACCGTGATAACTACGGCAGGCGCGGTATATATTACGGCGTTAGTCTGGTGGATGGCGGCTATTGTGGGAATGCGAACACTCTCTTTGAGGCAAAACAGTTAATTGCCGAGAAATATAAAGAAGTCCCCGAAACCGGTACAGACATCGTTTCGTACCTTGCCGATCCGAACGCTGAATTTTTCCCCACACCCAGCGCGCTTGCTGGAAAGATGTTCGGAAATATAAAGGAGCCCGACGAAATCTGTACAGTCTTGGAGCCGTCAGCGGGAAAAGGTGATCTTGCCGAGCTGTACATAAAGTTTGCCAACAAAAGCCGCCGATACGGAAGCGATTTTGATATGGACTCCGTGGATATGATAGAGCATGATGCTAACCTCATCGCCCTGCTGCGCGGGAAGAACTACAGAGTCATAAGCGACGACTTCCTTACTTTCCATTCGCATAAGCACTATGACCTCATCATAATGAACCCGCCATTTTCAAACGGTGACGAGCATCTTTTGAAAGCGTTGGAGATTCAGGCTGACGGCGGTCAAATTGTATGTCTGCTCAACGCCGAGACGATAAGGAATCCGTATACCAACCGCCGCAAAGTTCTCAAGCAGAAACTCGCGGAGAGCGGCGCAAAGATAGAGTTTGTCCGTGACGCATTCAAGCACGCGCAGCGCAGAACCGATGTTGAAGCAGCCATAATCTATGTGAATATTCCCGCGCAGCGCAAGACCTCAACTATCTTTGAAAACCTCAAAAAAGCGCAGGCCGAAGAGCTGCACAATAACGAGCCAGAACCCGATGCCATGGTGTACGGCTCTTGGGCGGAGCAGATGATACAGTCCTTTGACTTTGAAGCGCAGCTTGGCAGGAAGCTCATAGAAGAATACAACGCACTTATGCCCTATATGATGGACGACTTGGACGCATCTAAAAGCTACATAAAGCCGCTTATATCCATCAACATAAACGGCAGTGAGTTCCAGACTGTTGGCACGTCTGGTATAGAGCGGTACATGAAAGCCCTGCGCATGAAGTACTGGCGCGGTCTGCTCAACAAGCCGGAGTTTACATCCCGTATGACCTCGAAGATGCAGAAGGACTACACCGCAATGGTCGATAAGCTCTGCGGCTATGATTTCAACCTCTTTAACCTCCAGCAGGTCTACTATGACCTCAACGCGCAGCTCGTGGATGGTGTGAAGGAGAGTATAGACGCTCTCTTTGAAAAATTCTCCGCGCAGTATTCATGGTTCCCGGAGTGCCAGAAGAATATTCACTACTATAACGGCTGGGCGACGAATAAAGCCCACAAGGTCGGCACGAAAGTCATCCTCCCAATAAACGGATTTTGCAGTTCCAGCGGCTGGAAAAACGAGAGGGAATTGAACGCGTATACGGTCTATGGAGAACTGAGTGACCTGGAACGAGCGCTGAATTACCTCGACCGAGGCGAGACTACAGAGAAGCGCAATGTTTCCGCGTGGGTAAAGCACGCTATCGCGGCGGGCGAGACGGTCGTTGACCTCACATGGTTCACGGCGAAGTTCTATAAAAAGGGCACATGTCACATCAAGTTTAAGCCGGAGGCCGCGCCGCTTATCGACCGCCTGAATATCTATGCCGCCAGAGAGCGCAGTTGGCTCCCACCGAGCTACGGGCGCAAGCACTATTCAGATATGTCTGCTGAGGAAAAGACCGTCATAGACGAGTTTCAGGGCGCGGAGGAGTACGAAAAAGTGATGGTCAATCCGTCGAAATATATTATTGAGGCCGTGCAACTGACCCAGCCGCTTTTGAGCGCTGCGACATGAGGAAGGAGCTGACAACAGTGGGATTCTGTGAACGTGATATAAAGACGATGAAAGCCTTTGGCATAGGGGAGCAGATGGAAAAACTTCATGCGGAGCTGATGGCATTGCCGGATATCAAAGATGTCGAATATGATCTCAGTTCGTTTTGGAGCGATATCCCGTATGTGATTTTCCTGCCAACGTGGAATATACCCACAGCGGCAAAAGATTACTTCGACCGGAAAGCGGCGCTGCTTCAAGCGATACTTGCTGTCGCGCACGACAATGGTCTTACGCGAACCGGCGATCGCATAGAGGACTACGGCTCTTGCTGGTATATAGTTACGCGCTGTGACTGGTTGGTTAACAAGGAGGGAGCATCTAAATGATTGACCTATCTGTTGTGCAAAGACTGTTAAGGGCTTTCCCTAATTCCCTGATAAACGTCCAGTTGGAGTTTGTAGCTGACCGCAATCCGCGCGTAAACTCCTACTTCCGGCTTGATAACTGTGCGTCGGAGGAAGCTATGAAAGCCAAGGTGTTAGAGTGGCTGTCACGAGACGCATACAAGAGCATGCACTATCACACCGAAAAAAGAAACAGAGAGGTACATGAATACCACCGACAGGGTATCAATTCGTTCCTCGGAACGTCGTTCACCCCAGAGGATATGGCGATTATCTATCAACGGCTTGGTAACGCTGTTCACCACCAGAAAACACTTGAGTTTATCCGAAGCGGATATGATATGGAGGTTTTGAAAAATGTCTGACTGCATCAAGCGAGAGGATGCAAAGCGCGGGTTGTGTGAGTGGGCAACAAATTTGCATGATCCGCGATTCTTGATAAAGGACGACGCAATGTGCGTGCTGGATAATATTCCCGCTGCCGAGGTCGAGGTGATTCACGAACCTACTGAGAGCGAGTTTAAGCGCATGGCGATTCAGAAGGGATATGTACAAGTGGCACCTGCGCGCTGGCTGGATGGACGGTGTACCCGTTGTGGATGGGAGGAACCGGACGAAGTCGAGTATGATTACGAGACCGAACCGTGGGAAGAAACGCCTTTTTGTCCAATGTGTGGTGCGAGAATGGGCGTAGGTGATGACAATGCCTGATTGTAAAGCGTGCGGAGCGTGGTTCGGGTCTGTCACGCCGCAAGATTTGTGCCCTACCTGCGAAAGAGCGTTAGAGCGGCTGAAAGGCTACGCTGTAACAGTGGTGCGTTGCAAAGACTGTAAGAGGAGCGGACTTACAGAGTTCGGAAAGAGATTCTGCTCGGAGCCGATGGGCGCGTTCTACGGTTGCATCCCTGTGGAGGACGATTTCTTTTGCAGCGGTGGAGTGAGAAAGGAGAACTAAATGAGGCTTACAACTGATACCCCGAAAAACAATACCCAAACGGCACTAAATCTGTTCTACGTCAAAGACAAGGAAACGTGGGTGCGTGGATACGGAGAGAACGGTGCGGACATAACCCTGTTTGATTTGATACGAAAGATTGTGCGTAGACATACGAAATACGCCGCATTTCCAGAAACTATGTCTGATAGCGATATTTCGTTTACTATGGCAGAGTGGCTGGTCGATGGAACCGACAGCATAGAGGGCGTTTTAGCGCTTCTCTATCAGGCGGCATGGGTATGCGCGGAACTGCGCGAACACCTCAAACAGTTCGAGGATGTGGCGCATGGACGATGGATTCCGATACCAGAGTACGAAAACAAAAGGTGTTCCGCTTGCAGAACCGTGTTTTCCGAATTTACGCTTGGACATTACTGCCCCAACTGCGGCGCGAGAATGGACGGAGGTGACAGCAATGCCTGACATATTGAAAACACAGTGGAGAAAAGCCCGGAAGCGTCATACGTGTTCTTATTGTAACGAGTATATAGAGCCGGGAGGAAAGTACAGATATGACGTGCTTAAATGTGAGGGGTGTATTTATGACTGGTTTTCCCATGAAAAGTGCGACTTTCTTGTCAGTGAACTTTGGGAATATGTTGACCCAGATGATGGGATGACGGATGAAGCGTTTCAGGCAGCATGTCACGAGGTCTGTTCTCACTTTGTTTGTCCCGGTTGTGAGAATTGGGATCGGGAGGAGCATGTGTGCAATGCGGACAACTGGTACTGCATTGATGGACTATATGAGATGCTGAAAAAGTACGAACTTTATATGACAAGAGAAAGTTATTTCCTTTGCTGGAAACTCAGACCGAGAAAGGATGTCGAAGCCAATGAACAAACTTAAACCTTGTCCGTTCTGCGGAAAGCCCGTGACGTTGAGCTATGGTTCCTTTGACCACGCCTTCAAAATCCGTCACGCAAAGTCTGAGGACGGCTGGCACTGCTACATAATGGAACCAATACTGCTTGATGCGGTGTCGCTTGCAGACGCCGCAGAGGGCTGGAATAGGAGATTTGACAATGAATGAGTTGAAACCTTGCAAAAAATGCGGCTATACCCGCGGCAGGTTGATACCATACGGCCATTTTCAGGGCGATCAAATTACATATCGCGTTTCTTGCCCAAGGTGTAGTTATTGCACCAAAGAAAAAAGGTCAAGAGCTGATGCAGTTGAAGCATGGAACAGGAGGGCAGATGATGGGTCAGCATAAAACAAACCCAGTTGCGATTGCGGCTAAAGAGGGCAGGCTCCCGCCGAAGGAGAAAAATCGTATCTCCAAACGCCAAGCGGAGCAATTACTCATGTCGGAGATGGAGAGGAGATTGTTTCCCTCACCACTTCGAGAATATTTCCGAATCTACCGGGAAATTTGGGAGAGGGGACTTTGAATGAAACTTTGTGATAGATGCCGTGTGTCTGGCTGCCTGCTGAACTACGGCGGGAAAGCTTGCCAAGACGCAAGAAGGCGGGAGTGCCCAGACGTGGTATTCACTCGCGCGGACAAGATCAGAAATATGTCTGATGAAGAGCTGGCGGAATTCGCCATAATTTGTCCGGTTCTTAAAGGCGAAGCCTGCCTTAAACCGACGTGCGCCGAGTGTCGTCTGGAGTGGCTTAAAGAACCGGTGGAGGTGCTGTAATGGCAATAAGTAAAAAAACCCGTGAGACCGTATATCACAAATACAACGGGCACTGTGCATACTGCGGCAGGGCAATCGCCTACAAGGATATGCAGGTCGACCACTTGCGCCCTCGGCGTGCATACAACGCGGAGGGCGAGGGAACCGACGATATATCAAACCTCATGCCGTCCTGCAGGATGTGTAACCACTACAAGCGCGCAAATACCTTAGAGACTTTCAGACGATACATACAGGAGATTCCGAAGAAGCTCCGAGAGAATTACATCTACAAGGTCGGCATTGCCTACAGAAACGTCATAGAGATGGAAAAGCCGATAGTGTTCTATTTTGAGCAGTTGCAACTCCCTCATACAGGATTTCGCTGTGGTACGTGTAAGTACGATTTCGACTTAGACAATGTGGAGCCCTGCATCGACTGCGATAATGGCAGCCATTGGGAGAAAAAAGGAGGCGGCCATGAGGAATAGACCCGCCCCTGAGACCATCCCGACGCCGGAGGGCGTATCTCTCTGCCGCTGCCCTCGGTGCGGCGCAGAGGCGCATATAACCTCCATGACCTTCCCAACGCGAGGCATCGCAAAGACGCTCTTCGGCGTGATCTGCGGCAGTTTGAAGCACCGAACGCCTGTTGCATTTGTCACTCCGCAATCCGCCGCCACGTTCTGGGCTGACTGTGCAGACCGCTCGAAAAAGGCCGATGAGACGACCATTTTCGTGACCTCGCGAAAATGATAAACGCTTTAATCCACTTTGCCGTTTCTTTAATGCGCAATTTCATTTGATTTAATTTGAGGAGTGATGCAGATTTGATCGGTACAAAGGTCAAGGCTTTGCTTGCGCTCACTGGCACGACGCATAGAGAGCTGGCCGAAGCCTTGAGTATTTCCCCACAAGCCTTGAGTAATAAGTTTCAGAAGGACAGTTTCTCCGTGTCCGATCTTATCGGTGCGGCGGACTTCTTCGGATGCAGGCTCAATTTCGAGTTCCCCAATGGCAGCAAGATAACATTCACGACTGAGGATAGGAGGGAATGATGTCAAGAAAGAAATCTCCCCGCAGTATTCCGCGCACTCAGCAGGACGTTGACCGTGCGCTTGCTCTCGGCCACGCAGAGGGCGCGAATTTCATTTCTACCATGATGCTCTTCATCCTCAAGGACAAGCACGGTTTTCCTGATGATGAGATAGAGCGCCTTGCCAAAGAGGTGGATTTCTACTGCGCCCAGCTCAATTCCGGAGACATTTCATTCGCGGACGTCAAGAACGCGCTCAAGCAGGAATACGACGTGACTGTAAAATTCAGATAGGAGGAAGAATACAAGAATGTACCACAAGAAACTATTCGCCGGTCAGCGCGAGTACGGCGGCGATCACTATAAGATAGTGAAAATTTACACGCAGGAGCGGGATCCCGAAAAGGTTCTTGAATACTGTCGTGCAAATATCAATTCCGGCATTTACCCGGACTACGACACATGGTATAATAACATCGCACCCGGCGGTAAATACTTCGGCGATATGAGGTATTTCTACGACGGCTGGTGCAAACTCGAAAAAGTACCGCACGGCTGGAAGTACACGCTGTGTAAACCGTATAGAGACAGAAGAGAAAGGGGAGCAGATAAGTAATGAAAATCGAAAAGATATCCGAACATCACATCCGTTTCAATAACGGTACGGCCATCAAGATAGCGCCGCAGTCTATGCGCATCGACACCACGTCGCTTTCGCTCGTGCCCAATATCAAGGACATGGAATTCAAAGAGCCTGTCGCCTTTACTGAGGGCGCGCAGGGCTGCGCTTTCAGCTTCGGCAATATCGACGGCAGGATGATACCCGTCAGCATCTTCGGCGGCGGTGCAAGCCGCGAGTGCGCCGTCTATTATGAGAATAAACTGAAACTGGTGGTGGAGGTATGCTGAACGATGGACGCATAATGGGCTATCTCACCGGCGACCCTATCCAGAAATACGGCACGGTGGACGGCAAGCCCTATGCGCAGTTCACTCTTGCCTGTGAGCGCGACTTTCGCCCTCACGGTAAATCTACCTACGATTTCCCCTCATTCGTGGCCTACGGGCGCATGAGCGAGGTCGTCACGCAGTATCTCAAAAAGGGGCAGACTGTCATTGTGGAGTATCAGCTCAAGTCGGTTTCTTACAATTTCGACGGGCGGAAAGTTACGCAGACACGCCCCACAGTCACGAGAGTGCGCTTCGACCATCTGCGCGATCCGCTTGTTGAGGTTCCGAAGAAAGGCGAAGCGGGCAGCGAGGAATTTTATTATGAAGGATTTGACGAGGGAGGACTTATCGAGCATGGAGAACTTAAAAACGCAGACGGTTAAAAACAGGTACATTGTGGCACTTAAGTGTGTCAGCGCATTACCTCTTTCTTATGAGGCAGGACGTTATAGTTGCCGGGATTCTACCATATTTGCAGAATCTGTTTCTGCGGCGCTTAGGGAGGCCGCAGAGCGGCAGACCGGCCTCTGCTTCCTTGGCACCTATGATGTTTCAGTGCGCCTTGCGGACGATCCTGACGAGGAACTGTACGCAAACACGCTTGTCGCTCCCGATGCTTACTCATTCCTCCGCAAATGCGCGGAGGATGCGACGACACACAAATAACTACAAAAGCTCCACGGTTCAATGTGGAGCTTTTCTTGTTGAACTATCTAAGTTCCTATGATACACTATAAATATCCTAACCGAAAATAAATATGAGAGGTAAATGAGATGAAAGAATGTTCTGCAGACAATCGCGAAGCGGGGGTAGACACTAAGCTTCAACCTGACAACGTGCTGGACGAACTGAACAGAGATGCGAGCAAACCGAAAAAGAAAGTGAAAACTTGGTGCATCATTGGAGGAGCCGTTGTGCTCCTGATCGCAGCATTTGCAATCGTGTTTGTGCCGAGAATAAAGCTGGCAAAGGAGGCAAGCACGCTTGATGCGTCGATAGTTGCTGCGTGTACTGACTATACCGCTGACGAATATGACATTATCATGGATGTTTACGCGCAGTATGAAAGTACCACAGATGATGTGCGGAATCGTATCGCGAATACTGACATGCTCTTGGAAGCTGTTGAACAAGTGGGAACACTGAAAGCGGCGGCGGTTGTGGAGAGTATTTCTACGCGAAGTACGGTAGACTCTTCTGACTTGGACGACATATACGCCGAGATTGTTGAGTACAGCCCTCTCATGACACGTGAGCAAAAACAGACGTGCTTAATGTATTATGCTGCTTTTTCGTCAATGTTCGATGTTGAGGAGACGCTGAAAGACAAATACATTATGAGCCCGCAGTCGTACCATCGTTATTCGATAACGTCGGATTCTTTGTCGAGAAAGGAACTGGCCGACAGGGAGGTTTACTACTGCAATGTGACTATTACTTTTAGTACGAGCAATCTTTTCGGGGCAGAAGTAATGCACGACGATTTGAAGATGGAAGCCACCTATAATGTCAACGTTGATGAACTATCGGTAGAACTGTGGACAGTAAAATTCTGCGATGCTATGGACGCTTACAATGCAGAACTTAAAGGAAGATTCCTTTGATTAGGCTCAAACGCCCCGTAAAAACGGGGCGTAAAAATATTACGTAACAGGTATTGACATTTGGGTAACCTTAAATTATAATAAGGGTGACCTAAAAAAGGAGGGAGAAAATTGGCCGAGAAGAAAAGAGGCCGACCGACCGATAACCCGAAGCCCTTCCGTATTGCCGTGAAAATGGATGCAAGGACGAAAGATATTCTTGAACGCTACTGTAGGCAGGAAAATGTCACGCAGATGGAAGCTGCAAGGCGCGGGATTCGGAAGTTGGAAGTTGATTTGAAAGAAGGAGAACCGCCCCATGTTTGAGAAATACGACGCCGCATGTGCGGCATATATAGAGAATATGCGCAATAACGAGTTGTCGGCGCAGACAGTCACCGGTTATTCCCGGACGTTCCGACTCTTCCGCGAGAGCATGGCGCGCCACGGTTTTGCGGACGTGACCGCCACCGCGGTAATGAAGTTCCGTTCGGACATCGCCCACGACGCTATCACCACAGCAAGTCTCTACATGGGGCAGCTCCGTCAGATCTCCGAGTTCGCGGCCAGATACGGCTATACCGAGGCGTTTGTGTTCGACGATGCCATGCCGCCCAAGGGAAAGGTCACCAGAGCCAAGAAGAAGCCGTATGAGCACGTTCTGAGCGTTGAGCAGATACATTCCCTTATTTCCGCCGAACGCCCCATATACGGCAAGAAGATGGCCACATGGGCAAGGGAACAGGCGGAGGTCACGCTTATGCTTCTCTCTGGCGCGCGCAACTCCGAGCTTCGTTCTCTTACCCCGGCTGACCTCGATTGGGCGAATGGCTGCATAATGCTCCGCGTCACCAAGGGCGATAAGCCCCGCATGGTTCCGTTCTCTGCCGCGGCTCAGACTGCTGTGAAAAACTACCTCGCCTCCGGTATACGTCCGGACTCTGCCGATGACAATGCGCCGCTGTTTGGTTGCGTCAGCCGCAAAACAGGGGAGTGGAAGCCCTTGGAGCGTACCCAGCTCTCCGAACTAATAAATGGGTATACCAAGTCCGTGATAGGTGAAGAAAGCGCCTGCCGCTCTCATGCTCTGCGTCACGGCTTTGCATCCGCCGCGCTTGAAGCTGGTGTTGCGGTCGACGATATAAGCGGCGTACTCGGCCACGCTGACACCAAGGTAACGGCGATATACGCCCAGCGTCTCCATCCCGCCAAACTCGCAGCCAGTATCGGCAATGTGCTTGAAAACGCCGTCACAAGCCCTACGGTAGCCGTTTGATTGCGGCGATGAATTAAATATGGCAAAGCCCTCAGAACGCCGCTTGGACGCTCTGGGGGCTTTGTGTGCATGCTTACGCTTTGGTTATCTCATTCCATGTCGCTTTTCCGCAGATCGCGTCAGCGTCTAAGCCGTGGTCGGACTGAAAAGCTTTAAGTGCGGCTCCGGTCTGAGCGCCAAACTCGCCATCAACCCATCTTGGATTGTAGCCCTTATACTTTAACGCCGCCTGAAGCATAGCGACAGAAACATCTATATCACCATTCTGTATCTCAGGCAAAGATACCGTAATATTACGATTAAGCTTAGGCATTTCAGGGCTTGATGGAGCTATATTTTCAGCACTTCCATTATATCTAAGGACTACATCCCAAGGATAATTATAATAGCTACGAATGTATATCTCGCGCCCGGTCTGGTCACCGGTCTGCCCTCCGGTCGTAGTGCCGTACTCGTTGACGCTCGCCTGCACGAGCTGACCGCCGCCGATATACAGGGCGGTATGATGGACGTGGTTCAGGAGCACATCCCCTCGCTCAAGTCCCGCGCCTGTGCCGAGGTCAACGCTGCCCGTCACGTCCTCGAAGCCGCAGCGCATCATGTCGCTGCGCATGTTTCCGGTGTACGTGCAACTGAGGGGAAGTCCAGCGTGCTTAAAACAGTCTATCACAAGGCTACTACAATCATAATCAGGCCCCCAGCGGTTGGCCTGGTCATAGCCGTGGCTGTTGTCCGCCGCGATCTCAAGCGCGCGGTCCACGGCATTGTCGATGATTCCCATTAACTTACCTCCGTTACATAGAGTCCTACCAGTTCGACGAGGTCGTACGCGAGCGGCTGACCGCTGTCGCGGGTGCAGAGATAGACCTTACCGTTCTGACTGTAATACTTGCCATTGTAAATCTGCATCGGCTGAGTGAACGGGATAGGATCGTCAATCGTGCCGCTGTGCTCTTCGTCTATAGCCTCGTAGAGTGCGGCGGTCGGCACGCCCGGCACCCACTCGGAGCTGAAGGTGTGCTCCGACGCATCGGTGCGAACTCTGTATAGCGTATCACCGTACAGGAAGCGCTGTCCCGGCGTTGCGGTTGTGCCTATGAGATTGGACCACTGCTGATAGATAAGCTTGCAGGTGCGCGCCTGCGCATCCGAGAGGGCATTCCCCGCGGTGTCCATCGCCGCGCGAAGCTTTTTAGCTCCATTAAGATAACTCATGTTGCTTCCTCCTCATTGACTACACCAAGTAAATCCAATGCGGCTTTCATGTCCTGCTTTTCCTCATCAGTTCCACCCTGCTTTATCTCGGTGATTTTGACAAGGATGGCATTCTTCCGTTCTTCTATCGTCATTTCTGTACCTCCAACGCAGTCTCGATTTCTGACAAAGCAGCTTCATATCGCGCTACCTCATATTCTAACTGCGCTTTGTAAAGCTGGGTGTATAGTTTCCATGGGGCTATCATCTCCCCGCTGAACGCCTGACCATCCCCACGTGTCCACGTCTCGCCGCTCGGCACATAGCGGTACCCCTCTACAAACTCTGCGCACTTGCCGGCGAAAAAGGGCAAGTCAAATTCGCGCATATTACCGTCATTAGAGACATGGCACTTGTATTCATTATCAATATAAATTTTCATCTCCTGTCTCCCTTAACTAAGCGTGATATTAGTAAGTGTGGCAGAACTACTTTTTGCCCCCACTTCGGGATTTATGGAACCGAGCATTTCATATGTCGCCACATAACATTCCGTGTTTATTCCGCTAATATCAAGTTCAATACGAGCATCACTGGTGTGCAAGTTAGCATAAGCAATAAAACCTATGTCGGCAACACCCGGAGGATAAGTGCTCCATGAGAACTTGTTTTCGGCTACTCCAATATACCAACCGTTAGCCTCAGATTTTATTACTGTCAGTTTGTTGTATTTTGAGAGGTCAATTTTATTCTCCGTATAAACACTGGCAGCTTTAGGGAACGTTGCGTCTGTGTTTGTTATACTAAAAGACAACACGTTAGACACGGTTGGTGTAACGTTCGTTCCTTTCCAACCGCCCGTAACACCTGTATTGTCGCCGCCGTCAAAGAGGATCAACTCATACGTCAGCGTCACGCTCTCACTTTGTCCATCAGTAGTAATAGATACTGTAGTAGACTTCGTCTTGCCGCTGCCATCCGTCGCTGTCGCAGTAATAGTATACGTCCCAGTTGCGCCTACTGTTGCTGTCCACGTCTTTGCGCTCGTGCCAGCGTTAGTGTCGCTTGCTACCTGTACTCCGGAACTGTTTTTAATTACACAGGTGCTCTGTGCTGGGTAAGTAATGGAGATAGTTGCAGAGAAATATGCTATTGTAAGTGTATAATCAGCCGTAATCTCGACAATTCGTGTCGCGGTCTGGCCCGCACTGTTTGTCATGGTAACAGTCCATGTACCGGTTGAAAGACCCTTGAAGACTGCAACACCGCTGCTATTGAATGTCCGGGTATAGGTTTTCCCGTCTTTACTGACGGTCACGATGTCGCCTGCAATGCCGGTAACTGTAAGAGTACCACCGGAACCACTGCTGCCTCCTGCGTTTGTTTTTCCTATTGCCATTTAGATACTCACCTCCAACAGATAATTGTAGGTATCGTGACGGCTGCATCAGGCGCAGACGCCGCATACAGATATATACCGCCGTTATAGCACTCTGCTACGGGTGCAAAATTCCCACTCGTGGCATCTGTAAGCGAAAAGATGATTTCCGGTGTCATGCTTGCCAAAACACCAGTGAGGCCCACAGATGCCCTGTAAGGATAATCCTGATATGTACTGTTAGAGACAAAGGATGCCGTGGCGATTGCGGTGTTAAGGAACTGCAATTTAACAGCATCTGATGCAAGCTTCTGATACGTCACACTACCGTCCGCAAGTACTTCATTATTATAGGTAAACGAAGCAGTTGTGTCGTCCGTGAACGTTATCGTGATTTTGGTTTGACCATCTGCGGGGCTGCTGCCGACGATGGTTTTGATGCCCCGTGTTATCATCATCCAGTAATTTTGCCACCCTGCGGTGACCCCGGGCTGAACATCCTTACTTGCAGCAAGCGCCAGCCACGAGCCGCCAAGGTTCTGCACACTGTCAAGAAACTCGTAGTTGGTATTTGCGGCATATGCGCCGCGTGGTCTGATTGATACTTTACCGAGGTCGTATTGTGCCATCTCTTATCACGCTCCTATTCTTTCATCGTCTATGACGGCTGTAGCAATGGGGAAGTCGTTGACTGAAACTGCGTTTATGGTCATGGTTCCCGTCTGCCCTATCGGCCTTGTGAAGCCCTGTACAAGATGCCTCTCGGTGGGCGATCCGGGCTTGTCCTCTCGCCGTATGGTTATGATCTGGTTTTCCACAATGTGGAACATCTGCGTCGTGGTCAAGGTCACAGTCTTGCCCAGCACGGCATAACGCTTGAGCTGCCATTCGGCATACGCCTGACACATTTCATCTGAGTAATAGTCCTTCATTGAAAGTCGCTTGGTTTTCAGCCCTATGCGGCTAATGCAGGTGTCAGAGGAAATGTCGCGGTTCTGCGCTCTGCCACGGGCGGTAAGGCTTTCGTTGTTCGTCGCGCCAACTACAATGACGTCGTTGTATACCTCGGCGGGCTTCGGCGCGTACCGGATGCCCATCAGCTGCTTGCCCATTGAGAAGTCCCATAGGACAGGTTTTGACGTGTCAAGGATGTCATCCTGTGACGGGTCGACGGTCAGCCGTCCGGTCGGGTTATAGCCGACCCACGCGGCCAGCATCTCGCCAAGTCCGAGGATGACCTCACCGATATTTCCTGTCTCAGAACTGAGATAGTCGTAAGGCGCGGTTATCAAACTCACACTTGTGCCGTCGGTAAGCGTCTGCGTTTTGTCGTTGTAATAGCTTGTAAAGAGTGGAGCAACTGCATCTATGGGCGCGCCCGTCGTTCCAGACATATCAAAGCGGTTGAGCCTGAGCAGGGAAGCTATGGCGGCAAAGATGTTGGTTCCAGCATTCACGCCGTAAGCGCCCTCAAGGTTGCCGCCAAGTGTTCCGTCGATTGCTGCCCATTTGTCGGTCAGCTGATATGAGGCCTGCCGAAGTCCCGGCTCGAAAGCCTCTTCCGGATTCTCCACAAGGAACACTCCCTGTGGGATATAGAAGTCTGTACCGTCCGGAAGTATCAGCCCCTCGGAGAGCCTGATCTGCTGCCCGAACCATATCTTGTTGAGCGCATAATCATAAGCTCCATCGAGGTTTGCAAGGGAGATGTTTACCTGCCTGCGGCTGCCATTCTGTAAGTTCACAGTAATGTCACCTTCTTGAATAAAGGCTTTAGAACGTTTGTTCGCCACCTGATTATCCAGAGCGAAGGCAACGCTTCCGTTTGGCTGCAGGAACTCAAGCTTTGCCAGTTTTGTGAAGTCGGTCTTTAACGTGGAAAGGTATTGCTGCCAGTTTTTGCTATACATTCTGCGCTCACCCTCCCACGTTAGAAGTCGCCTGAAGGGTGTTGCCGTCAATGATTTCGAGTCCAGCAACGGTAAAACCGTCAGTCGTTGTCTGAATGAGTCTTCCGTTTTTGAGACTAAGTACGGAGCCAAGCTCATAATCGTCTTCGGTAGTCCATATAAGGCGCCCCGTCGACGGGTCGACCTTTATGCTAGTGAATATGATGGCGTCACTCGGCCAGAACGTCGCTTCGGGCGAGTTGATTATCTTAAGCCCGGTCGCATCTCCGACTTCTACCCAACTTACCGTCACGGTCTGCGGCATGGTCACGCTCTTATGGTCTACGCTTACCGTGACTGGCTGATTGGTATGGATGTTGAGGAAATGCCCCTTGGGGTCACGCAGGAATAAGGTGTTTTCAGATGTCGAGAGATTCCTCAGTGCCCGCGCCTGAGCCAAGGTGTCCGAGTATGTTGCATCCTTGCCTATCTTGCCAATATAACCGCCGACGCTGCCGGTAAGGTAATTAGGCGTTTCTGGCTGCCGCGTTGGGTATCGGGTGAAGTTCTTCTGCAGGGTAGGGGAGTTGTTGTTGGAGAACTGTCCCTCAGCCACACCGCCGCTGCCAAAGCGGAAGAAGTAGCTTGCCACAGCGGTATATGTGCCGTCTGCATTGGGAGTGGCTTCTATGATATTCCACATCCAGAACTGCACTTTCACGGCGTTGGTGACGATTGCAGCAGTGAGGTATGCCAATGGGCCTGTGGGGAAAACATAATATGTATATTCCTGCCCGGAACACGCACTCCAATCTCGAATCTCCCCGACTGTCCGCCCTACAGTCACTATCTTTTCAAGATTGCTCTGTCCGGTCGTTCTGCGATAGATGTCGTAACCTTGAGTCGTTTCTATCTGCGCCCAAGTTACCAGTACGCTTCCGTCCGAGGTCTGACAGGCGCTTGCACTGCCGACCGAATCTTCGGATACCTCGTATTCAACATGGAAGTCTACCCAGCCGCTTGACGCATCAACGCCGTTTACCGTCTGAACATCAAGGATGATGCTGTAACTGGTGTCGTTGAGGAATCCGGAATAGTCTACCCTTAACTCACCGGTTCCATATATTTTGCCGGTGTCCACAAACGCGTCTCCTCGGTTGCCTTCGCTGTCAACTTCGCATATGCGCCACCGTACCCATGCGAGAGCGTCTCCCTGTGCCTGAGTGTATGTTCCGGTAAATGTCCCGGAATAGCCCGTTAACGGACTGCTTATATAGGATATGGCTACGGTCGGATCGCTTCTGCCGAGAAAGAGCGACGCCGTAGACTGCGTGACGGAGTCCGCGCCGCTCCACCACTGGGTTATGATGAACTTGTACTCCGCGCCGTTTGTAATTCCGTTGGCGCTGAGCGTCGCTTTGGGGATGGTTACGGTATAGAATTGAGTCTCCCCCGCGTAGTTTACGCCCCAGAACGGAGTGGTCAGCAGAACCTTGCCCGTGTCGTACTTTTGAGTGGATGAGGAGTCGTTTGCGTAAAAAACTATTTGGTAAGCCAGCATAGGCGAGTCGCCGTTGACCTGCCAGCTTATGTCCAGCGGCTGCGTCAGGTCTACTGTACCGCTGCTGTTTATTTCATCAGGGCTTATATTTGACGGCTGAAAAAGCAAAGCTTCTCACCTCCCATCACTTCGGCCCGTCGCCGAAACACCATGCTTTGCCGGTCGACAGGCTTCCCCACCAGATGACAAGCACTGTGTCTCCGGCTGTGGCGGTTGCGACTTCTTCGCAGTACGGGATAGATATCGTGCGCCCGTATGGCTGACGCACAGATATCTTCCCGTTACTTGGAGCGGCGACGACGTCGAACCTGTCCACGCGCAGGCAGTTCCCAGTTCTCTCGGTCACGGCCTGATCTACCTTGGGTTTTAGTGCGTTCCAAAATTCTATGATTCCTTCGAGCATATTTCCGCCTCCCGTTTAAGTGAGCTTCAAAGTCTTGAGCTTTTCGGCAAGCTCCTTGACGGTCATGTTTTTCGCCTCGGCTTCAGAGAGCTTCAAATCACCGAACTGGTAGTATACGTCGTGACTGTCGGTGCTGCGGAAGATGCTCTCGCCGGTGGTATCGGTGGTGTTCTTTGCACCGCCTGAAATGGCGTGCAGAATATCGGCAATGCGCTTCTGCTCTTCGTCGCTTGCATTGGATATCAACTCTCGCAACGCCGGACTCATGGTCAGGTCACCAATATCACCGATATTGCCGTTCTTGATCGCATCAAGTTCCTGCTCGATTTTGGCATCCTGATAATCTTTCTCTGCCTCTGCCAGATTCTCTTGAGCCTTGAGGATGTCATCGGCTTTTGCCACCCATTCCCACTGTCCGGTGACTGGATTGTAGATTCTGACCGTGCGCTGTTTCTTGGTGTTTTCAAGCTCCTGCCGTGCCTTTTCAACCGCCTGTTGCTTCTCTGCAAGCTTATTGGCTGCGTTGGTCGAATCGGTAAGAGCCTCCAATGAGTCGACCAACTCGCCCATAAGGTCATCAGAGTAGCCGTAACCGCGGTTCAGAAGATCAAGAACTTCGTTTGATGTGTTGCTGTATCCCTTGTTGAGGTACTGTTGCACGAAATCTCGAACCATCTTTGCGGCCTGCTCCTGCAAAGCCTGTTCTTTGGCTCGGTCATTCCGGTTCCGGGCAAGCTCAATCTGCTTGTCTATGTTGTCGAGCTTTTCACTGACTTCTTTTTTTAGCGGATCATCTTCTTCGGTGTTGCTGGCTGTGCTGCCGCCGACGCCAGTTCCGCCGCTGTGGTCGCCGCCGTAGACACCACCATTGCCGCCGGGTCTTACAAGCCCTGTGCCGCCTGCGTGCATCGGAATTTCTTCTTTCTCGCCGGTAAGCATATCTTGGGTTTGCTTTGCGGTGTAGACTTTGGCACCGGGGGACAGGTCGACAATGGCCATTTTGCCGCCATTGGCAATATAGGCATCGCCGTTGTCCACGATAAGTTCTGCCGAACTGCCATTAACTGGCGCACCGTCGTTGACCACCGCGCGACCACCGGGAGAATTTTGAGTGCCGCCCGCATTAGTTGGGATGAGGGCACCGCTTGCTGTTTGCTTGTATTTTTTCTCTATTGTGGTGATCGTGACGGTTTTGCTCCGAATCGAGGCAAGGCGTGAATAGATTACATTGAGTACGCCGCTTGCGTTGTCTCTAACGGAAACGTGTATCTGCTTGGAATCGGGGATTTCGTTTGCGGCATCGCCAACGTCACGCAGTTCGCTCGCCGCTTCTGCTGCTCCCGACGCATCCACGCCAGACTCCACGTCTCCGCTTGCGTCATCCTTCGCTTGCTTAACATCGCCAAGCTGTTGCTCGGCCTCTGCCGCGCCAGGGACGGTTACCGGCACATCCACCGAACCGGAGGCGGTTTTTTTCTTCTCGTCTAATTGAGCAAGCTTTGCGTTTGCCTCATCAATCTCCGCGTCAACATCAAACGTAACAGGATCCTTAGCTTTGGCTTTGGCGTCGTCTGTCTCTCCGAGAAGCGCCTCGATTGTCGAGATTATTTGACTACGGGCTTCCTCAGCGGAACCTACACCGAGTTTATCTGCCCAATTGACAGCTCCTGCTCGTTCCAGCCCCTCAAATACGCTGAGAAGTCCCTCGACGGTCGTCTGTCCCGTGATTTGAGAGAGTGCAGACGCATAGTCTGAGAGAGAATGCGAACCCTCACCGAGTTTGTCACCCAACTGTGATACGATATTGGAGGCTTCCTCTCCTGTGTAGAAGACACCGTCCATGTAGACACTGAGTCCCTGAGCGAGAGCCTGCGCCATCCCCTCGGTTATTCCGAGTTGTTCTGCGAGTTCCTTATAGGAGGAGATCGCTGTGATCGCCCCGCTGTCATCGAACGAGACGATTCCGTCGAGTGAGCCACCCTGCGCGGCTTCATTGATGACATCATAAAATGCACCAAACATATCGCCGCTGTTGAATATTTTGCCGAGGTTGCTGTCGCTCATCGCCCATTCCATGGCATCGGCGACGCTATACCCAAACTGCTCTTTTATATCGTCGGGGATAAACTGGTCGTAGAAAGACTTGACGTATGCCGAGCTGACTTTGCCTGCCTGAAAGTCCTTCATGGCGTTGTTGAAGGCTGTCTGCATCGCATTTGCGTTGGCTTCTTTGTCAGCCAGCCCGTCAAGTTCGGCGTTGTATCTCTGTAAAGCTTCTGTCGCTGCGTCGACCGAGCTCTTTACTTCCTCAAACGAATCCCCAACAGAATCGGAGGTATCGGTGCTCTTTCCTTCAATGATGTCTAATATATCCTGCTGATCGGCTAAGGCGTCATTGTAAGCTTCTACCCGTGGCTTAAGGCTTTCGATTGCTTTTTCAATTTGGTCATACCGGAAAGTTTTGCCATTAATTTTGGTGGTCTTCTCGTCATCTTTCAGCATTTGAGACCGTATAGAGCGAAGCTTTTCATAGGCCGCGGAATACTGTTCCGCCGTCGTCACAATCTCGCCGGTCTCTTTTCCCAACGCCATCAGCAGCCCCGAGGGCATTTCACCGAATATGCCACCCTTATTAAGTGCTGGATCCGTAAGCTTATATTCCGCAGCCATTACGGCCGCGGCTGCGTCTTCCGAAAGGGCTTCTAGCTTATCCTGAGTTAGTTTTTCGTAACTGTTGGCAAGGCCGTCTACTTCTCCCTGTTCCGCTCCAAGGGCTTTGGCGAGGTCTTTGGATGCTTGTTCCAGGCGCTTGTCAGCTTCTGCAGTGCCATCTACGGCACTTGCCGCCGCTGTGTATTCAGAGTAAAGTCCGGAAATATTCTCAGCTTCGCTTTTTGCTTCCTTCCCACGGTCTATAATCTTGTCATAGGCACGTTCTGTGGCATCAACGGCTAAGTTTATCCCTACTATCAGCGTTGTAATAGCCGCCGTCACAACAGTGAATGGGTTTGCTCGTAACCCCTCTGTAAGTAACGACCACCCCGCCTTGAAGTCCGCAGCGCTCTTCGTCATACCTTTCAATGTGGAGATGAGCGCTGAACCGTTTATGGCCGAAAAAGCTTTGCCCAGCAGCGCTACTGCTGTTGTCGCCGCCGTTGCAGTTATTACCAAGTGCCCAAAGTCGCTGTCAAGAACTTTAACAAGCCCGGTAATAACGTCGAGGCCGCCCTTGATGGCTGAGGTATCGGCCATGTGGGCAATAAATTCAGTCCATGTGTTATTGAGAATATTTGCCTTCGCGTCCCAAGTATCGAGCATGACGCTGACTTCCTGATCGGCGCTGCCCGCAGCGACGCCCATATCAGCCAACATGCTTTTGTACATATCAAAGTTTTCAAGGATCGCAAGGAGCTGGTTCGTGCGGAGTTTTCCGCCGAGGGCAGAGACCATCTGCATCAAATCTGCTTCGGAGATAAGTCCATCCTTGGCCGCCTTTGACAGTGCTTCGATGGCTTCCATCGGGTTTATAAGCTTCCCTGTGGCCTCTGCCGCCGCGACAACATCGGGGGCGTACTTCTGGAGTATGCCGCTAAGAGACTGTACGGATTCCTCGGTTGCTGTCACGCCATCCGAAATTTCGGTAGTAGTATCGCCCAGAATATTGAGAATAAGCGCTCTGGCCGCAGTTGCCGCCTTTGTACCGCTCTCCTGCGTAGTGGCGGTGATCGTGCCGAGCATGGCCATGGTTTCTTCCATGGACATTCCAGCCATTGAGGCCACATTTGCAACAATGGGCAAGCCTTCAGCTATTTTCTGGATGGATGTTGCATAGTTGTTGTCTATGGTATTGGCTTCATCCAGCGCGAGGGAAAGCTTTTCAACATTGCCGTGATATTTCCACGCTGCATCAGCCGAAAGGAGAAACTGCGATGCTGTCTCCTGATCCGTGTCGCCGACGAGCTGCGTCTTTATGGCCAACTCGCCAAGACCCTGTGCGGCTTCTTTGTAACCTGCACGGGCGAAAGTAGAAACGTTCTGGAGGTACTCGTTTGCTGCAACGCCGTACTTAGATGCGGTGGAGTACGCCGATTCGCCAAGAGCATCCATCTCGTCCTTGGTCATGCCGGTGACCTTGCGCACGGTCGCAAGCTCACTGTCGACCTCTTTCATTGTGTCGAGGGCATCAACGAAGGCGTTCTTTACTCCGGCTATTCCGTTGCCTATGAGTTGCCATGCGGCCTGTTTGGCAACGATACGACCAAGGCTGTCTCCCAGCAGGTCGGTCAGCGCCGAAGTTTTCTGCGCCTCGGTGCCCGCTTTTTGCGTTGCGGATGCGGCTTTGGTCTGCCCAGTGGCCAATCTGTTGGCCGACTGCGCGGTTTTCTCTTGCTGTGCGGCAAGTCTGTTAGAAGTTTGCTTCGTTTTTTCCTGCGCGACCTGAACTTTAGCTTCTGCCGCTGCCTGCTTTGCGCTTGCAGTAGCCTGTTTGGTCTGCTCTTTTGCCAGTTGGATAACCGACTTTGAGACTTTGTCAACAGCCCCGGCGTTGACCTTTATCTCTATCGGTGTGCTGCTCAGTCTTTTGCCGATGTTCTCTATGTTGGTAAGCGAGGCTATCGCTTTTGCGTCATTTACATTTACTTGTATCTGTACTATTGTGCTCATTCAGTGTTAACCTCCGCTTGCAACATAACGGCGCATAGTGTATAATCTATATAGAAGGGAGTTGATATCATGAATTGGGATGAATCCCAGATGGCTGCTCAAGCCTTCGCACAAGGTCAAGGAGGTATGTCTCTCGGCCAGCAGTGGGCGCTTGCTGCCATGCTGCGAACTGATAAGTCCTCAAAAGCCAAGAAAAAATCCTCTCCAAAGCCTGCAAATCCGCCTAAGAAACCGTAAATCCCATAGCTTTTAGTTCTTTTGCAATGTCGCTGTCGGCTTTTCCATCGTCCACGTATTCGTCTCGCGCTTCATCCATAAAGGGACGAGCAAAGGGCTGATGCCAAGCAGGATCGCCCTCCTCGACGATTGGGGTGAGATCAATGCCGTCGGCGTTCTGCGGCTCTGCTGTGTTTTCCAGTGTCAGTGTCAATCCATCGACGGTGGTCAGCATGGTCGTGTCATCAATGAGGCCTCCATTTTCTTCGCGCCGCTTGTACATTGCGGAGGGAGACGCGGGGTAGCTGTAGACATTTTCTTTTGCCTTTTTCTGTATTGCTTCTTTTAGCCCATCAGCAACGCTGTCTCTTAGTGCATTTTCAATGGCCGAATCTATCAATCCGCGAATCTGCAAATAATCTTGTAAGACGCTCATATTGCCCTCCAAAACACAGGAATAAGCCCTTGTTGAAAGAATCATTCATCTGTCTTGGATAAGCCCCCGACTTGCGCCGGGGGCTTTGTTTTGGTTTAGGTGACGGTTACGGGGATGGTGTCGGTGTAAGTCACCTTGGAAATGCTGTTGGTCACGGTGACAGTGGCCGTGGTAGTGCCAGCAACTACGCCGGTCAGCACAGGAGAGTGCGGGTCGTTGAACTTCGCAGTTGCCTCTGCTGCGGTAGAGAAGGTGACCTCGCTCATGTCAGAGATGTTGGTGAGCGTACCGGCAACGTCGTACTTGGCGACAAGCTCGGTGGTCTCGCCGTTTGCCACAGAGACACCTGCGCCAGCGCCGACGAAGTAGATGCCCTCGACGGAACCGGTGGAAGTTCCGGAGACGAACTCGTCAACGATGTAGCAGTAGTTTGGCATGGCGTTGCTTGCGCAGACATCGGTGCCGACTTCATCAGCGGTCAGGCAGTTGCCGGACAGGTCAACAGAACCAGGAGTGGTCTGGTTGATGGTGTCGGACAGTGCGCCGGTGAAGAAGTAGTAGGGGATGTAGTAGTGGCGAATCTTGAAGAGGGAAGAGTTCTTCGCATCGCCGCCGCCGTTCTTGGCGTAAATGTTGACCGCAAAGTGAACGCGGACGACTTTCGGCTGGAACAGCGCAGGAACTGCGAGCTGCAGGGCGGAGCTGTTCTGCACGAAATACTTCACGCAGTAGGTGTTGCCGGAAACAGCGGTGAATCCCTGAATGGTACCGTCGCTGCCAACCTTGTAAGCCTTGCCGCTGTTTGCTGCCACCGTGTCCTTGTCATTGCCGGTAGAGCCGAGAATGTAGGCCACAGCTCCGTTCTGACCGCCAAGGGGAGCCACAGCACCGGTTATGGTCAGCGCCGCACCGCTTGCTACAACGGGCCTCGAGGTCTCAACGACGCCGTTGCCGGTCAGGCTCTGGCCGATAGTCAGCGCCATGTTGTTCAGCGCGGAATCGGCGGTCTTGGCCGTGAAGGTCAGACGGGAGGTGTCGGGAATGTTGATGATAAGCATGTTGCCGGGGCCGCCTTCAACTGCGCCGTCATTCATGCTGCCCGCGGGAGAAAAGTCGGTTACGTACTTGGAGAAGCCGACAAGATCGTCGGTAGCGACATCGAACGCCTCAAAGTACACGATTCCCTTGGAAAACTCATACTGAGGGTTGAAAGAATACATTATGTATCACTCCTTGTTATTGTGACATCGGCTCAGGGAGTTGCCCCTTTGCCTTGGCTTCGAGCTGTGTCAGTGTCTTGAATCCGGCAGGCAGCTCCGAAATCCTGTCGAATTTCCACGTCGGATAAGGCGCGCCTTTTTCAAACTTCGTGAGCCCGACCGCTTGAGCCAACGTGTAGATTTGGTAACCGAGGGTTCTGTCGATTGCTCTGTCAAATCCTCTGAATTTGCGTATCGGCCAATCCCATAGCTCGTCCGCATCTTTTCCCACATTCGCGGCTACGGAATAGACCCACGCCTCGATCTCAATATCGAGCTTCGGCATATTTTGGCTGTTTAGGTACTGCTCTGCCGCGACCAGTTCCGGGTTCCATTTTTCGTCCGGAAGCTGATAGTCGTTTTGGGCGGCAATTATCTGCCGTACCTCATCCATCATCTGGATGGTCAGAACAGTTTCGTGCTCCCTGATGTAAATTCCCATAAGAGTGCCCTCTTTCCGCAGGGTGGAAAGCTGATACCCGTATGCGCCGTCAGGCAGTTTGATTCTTTCGAGCCTCAACGCTTTTGCTACAACATTGAGAACTGGTTCCAAGAAAGGACTGCCGTTGCCGAGCTTGTCCATTTCGTCAAGGCACTGACACCATGACAGGCGGGCAAACTTTGGCGGCAATGAGGATTGCATAAGTTCAAATGCGGCGGCTGCGCTTCGATACAGGGGAAAGTCGCGCACCGTCAGCGGGTAAAATGTCAGTCCGTTAAACTCGATTTCTTTGTTTTCTCGGACTTCATTTGCATATTTATTAACGCCTTGCATATTTTCTCCTCGGCGTGTATGCCTTTAGATGTTGTCATCGCCGTTCCAGTCGATGTACTGATAAATCTTGTAGCCGGTGTTCACACGCTCATCGTCGAACTTCGTGATCTGGTAGGTGTTCAGCGAGCCGACCCCGCCGAAGTTCACACCTTCAGTGGCTTCAAGAATCGCCTGTACTATGGCGTAAGACCTTGAATTTCCCATCACCTGCATGTTTGCTTCAATGCCGTAGTTGCACATGATGCAATAGATGATGGTCTGTCGAAAAACGTAGGTGTTTTTCTGTTGGATGCGGTTTGCGGGGCCGAGATAGATTCTCAAAACGCTCTGCGCCGTATCCTGACTCTGCCTGACGAGTTCCTGTGGGAAGATTCTGTATCCGCGTTCTGCATCAGGAGGGTCTGCTGGGTGCAGTGGGTCAAATTGAATCGCCTTGATTTGCTGCGGCGTCGGAAGCGGCTGTTCAAGCGGCTTTGCGCCGTCCCAATACAGAAGCTTCTTGAGCCTCGCCCTCGGAAAACTGTTATCAGAGGGCGGCGTATAGCCGCGCGACGGCAAGTCCATCAGGTATTTCATCAACCTGTACGGGATCTCTTCGGCTCCTTCCATCGTGTTGCCCGCTACAACCTTCGTATAGGGGTAGTAGGGACTATCTGTGGAGGGCAGCGCGCCTATCCAGTCAGGCATTTTCTTTCTCCTCCTGAATCTGCTCTGCCATGCCTTTGACCTCCTCCAACTGCGCGAGGATTTCTTGAGTGACCTCCGGCGTGATAGCCGCGGACAGAACTTTCACTACACGCCCCACAGGGTCGTTGTTCTGCTCTATCAACGCATGTATGCTGTCATTAAGCATCATGGAGAACGTCTTGAAATCGTTCATAATTTCATAAGCCTTGTCCGAAAGATCGTTGTCATGGCGGCGCACAAAGCGGTTCATTTGCGAGAAAACATGGCTCTGCGCCCACTCGTCGTAGGCTTCCTCGCTCATGCAGGCATCGAGAACACCGGCAGTCTTTTTGCCATCAATGTACGAAACTTTCTGCTTTTCAAAATCCTGATGAAGATAAAGCTGGGCGAGGACGCCCATAAGGTACTGTTGCTTCAAGCCGAAGCGCTCTTTCAGCAGCGGCGGGAGCATATCCCCGCCAACAGATTTCGTTTCCTCAACACAAGCGATGGCAAAATACTTTGCCATGCCCTCTTTCTGCGCCAAGCTGAGATAGTCGTCAGCATTTCTCAGCATTTCTTCTGTTATCGTGATCGCCATCGTCATTTCTCCTTTTCCTTTGGCGTTAAAGCTTATTTGCGGCGTTTCTGCACGCTTTTCTTTGCGAGGGTATCCGCGCCCGCTTTAGCGACTACCGGCTTCCCTGCGCTCTCCTGCGGCTTATCAGCGGCGTTTTTCTTGCAACGCACCCATTCAGGGAGCAGCACTGCGCATCTTTTCTGCCCACAAAAACGCTGATAGGGGCAAAGCGAATGATACAGATTCTGTTTATCCACGGCGGAGGGCATTGGTTCTTGGTCACAGATTATGTAAGGGATGCCGTCTGCCTCGCGAGCGTGGGTACATTCGTACTTCATGGGATTTCACCTCAATCCAAAAGTTCTATGCTCATTTGAGCGGTACTGTCTTCGCGCGTGGCTGTCACTATCAGTGGCTTATCTGAAAGCCCGTAGCAGGTGAGTGTTGCCTTATTGCCGCGCACGTCTGCGCTGTATGCGTCCTCATCAGCTCCCGAAAAACTGAAAGTGACAACATCGTCTGTTGCAGTACCGTTCTCGAACCAAACTGCGCTTATCTCGGCAGTTTCAAGAGAGTGAAGCGCTGTCAGGGGAGTGCTGGTAAAGGCGACGTAGCCTTCGCCAACAGCGGCAACAGTGATGTCCACGGTCTGCGCAACGTCCGGATTTTGAGCAAGCGTAACGGTTACTGTCGCAGAGCCTTCTCCAACAGCCTTTACAAGCCCGTTTTCATCCACTGTGAGCACGTTTGTGTCAGATGATGTAAATACATAGGTAATGGGGTTCTCGGCAGTAGAAACAACGCTCTCGCCGTTCCTGATGCTTTTTACGGCCAATGTTTGTGTTGAACCGGCGTTCATGCTCTTGTCTGCGGTCACGGAGATCTGCCAGTTGAACGCAAGCCCGTCAGCTACTCCGCGTTCAAAGTCGTCCTGCGGCAGCGGCTCTGTCAGCTCTATCGTGAATGTGATGATATGTACGCTGTCGGCTTCGTTCGTAAATTCGCGCGTGAAGTTGTTCACGCCTCGCATTGCGTAGGACATATTGCCCAGCAGGAGCCGTGTGTTCTCAACAAAGCTCTTGGAGTATTTGTTGAGCTGACACACGCAGGAGATATAGTTCTTCGCTGTGATACTGTTCTCCGTTGCATGGCTTGCGTTGCCGAGAGTGCCCATCTTGGCGTAGCTCATGGGGATAGAAATGACGTTGCCGTAGTAGTCGAGGACATTAATGACGGCGTTGCAGCGCCGCACAACAGCCTGACCTATTCCAAGCCCCATGTTGTTGGGCTTGTAGACGATCCACCAGTTGTTGGCATATTGCATGTAAGAGCCGATGGGGATATAAGTCAGTCCTGCGGGTTGGATGATATAGATACGCTGCCAGTCGTCCGGCTGCAATTCGCCCGTGGCGGAGGAAGATGCAAAGGTCGAGCGGATCTGGATGGGCGTGTATTCGTACCAGTCTTTGGATGTATCTACTCCCTGACATGCTGTGTTGAATACATTGTCTGCGAGATCACCAACGTCTACGGCATTAGCCTGCGTCGGATGGGTGAAATACTGCTTTTGCAGCCCCTGCGAGTGCATCCACTCGTTTGTCAGCGGGGCGTAGTCGCATCCGCCGACCATCCCGGCGTTTCGCGCCAGTTTGTTCAGATTCATGCCCCGCCTCCTCTTATCAAAGATTTGTGCTGAGAACAGTTGCTATGTAGTTTCTGTTCTCCTCGTAGTGGCGGAGCATGCCGTAGAACTGCTGCATGACCTCTTTCTGCCGCGCGGTGTTGGCGTTCGTCTGTGAAGCCTCGCTTATCGTCGTGAAAGAGCTGTCGCGTATCTTGGATGTGCGCTCTATGGCGTTGTTGTCGAAGCGGTGCTCCCACGCCGCGTATATCGCATAGGCGAGTATGGTCTGCTCCGTCCGGCTGAGGTCTGCGGCAAACTCGCCGCTTTTATAAAAGTTGATGGACAATGTATCGTCCGGGGATAGGTCGATGTTCACAACAACGTCGCCGGTCTCAGCGGAGTAAACACAGGAAACAGGGGAGTAGGTCACATTTCCAAACTGATCTTTGCCCATAAGTCCGCATGAGCAGATGTCGAAGCCGGTGAGTCCTGTTTGTATCGTCACGGGTGCTTCCTGCTCTGCCGTGGGGGTGTAGTCGACATCCTCAAAATCCGGTGCGGTAACGTCTCGCAGTTTCAGCAGCATTTCAGGCGGACGGTTGAAAAGGGGAATAGCCCAATCCATGTACGCCGCCATGCGGTTGTAGAAAACAGCGAGGCGGTTCTTCATGTCCCAATCAAGGGACAAATCGTTTTTTATGTAGGTCATCGCCTGCGTTTCGATTGGTTCCCATGCTGTGCTCATTCAAAACTCACCTCGCTTTCGGAAAATTCATTTACTTAATGCCGGTGATGACGCCAACCTCTACGCCGTTGCCTTTGAGGGTTCCAATCCAGTCCTCAGCTGCGCCGTGTATGTAGGTCTCAAGGTCGATGCTGGCAGCTTCAAGGACTTTTATTGCGCTGCCGCTCATCTTCTTAAGGGTCAAATTAACAAGTTCTGCGCCGAGTTTTACAACCTGCTCTTCCGTGAGCTTGCCTCCCTGAGTCTCTTTCCAAGCGGAAACAAAGAGCTGATTCAGTTCACCTACGGTCTGGATGGCGGCATCTTTCAGCTCATCCTTGGCGGCGTTGATGTTCTCAAGGTGCTTGTTCTTTCCTATCTTGGCCGTGAGCCACGCAAATGCGGTGGTCAGGGCTATGATCGCAAGCTGGGTAATGAGATTGGCAGCAATTTCCACTGCTGCATTGGTCATGTTTTCTATCATTTTGGTATCTTCCTTTCTTTTACTCTGATTGGGAGGTCCCCAACTTTAGCCATGACATCGTCGTAAAAGCCGTTCCCTTTGAGGGTGGTGTGGTATACTTCGTGCATGCGCTTCAAGTCTGCGAGGTCATCCATCCAAACGAAGCCCTGCTCGACGTACTTCTCACACAGATGCTTGACCCGGTCGCCCAAGGACTCCTTTTCGCCTGCCATCACGTCCGCGATTTTTTTTTCGAGTTCGCTAATTTTCTCTCCGATGGACTTAATGGCCTCTTTGATTTCTGCGATGTCGCTATCCTGAAGCTTGTCATTGTCCGCCTTGGCTTCGGCTTTATCAGCTTTCTGCGCCTTTCTGTTTGCCGCTAATTCAATAAGCTTGAATGCGCCATTTATAATGGCTGCCCCGGCGCTGCCGCCAAGTATCGCAATGACCACTTCATTCATTTGGGAACATCCTCCTGATTAGACATCTTCTGCATTCAGCGCTTCGAGCATGGGCTTGAAAATGCCCTCGCCGTTGTGTTTTTCCTTAGATATATTGTTGAGCGCTACGACTCTGGCACGGCTTACATACCGCTTGAGGGGGCTGCCATCGTTCAGATAGGCATCCATGAAGCGCGCCGCTACAAGCTCCTGATGCTCCGCGCACAGGCTGCCGAATATCTCTGCGGCTTCGGGGATCTCTTTCTTGAAGAAGAAATCAAAAACACCCTCGCGGCGGATGACTTCATTTTCGGCGTACTCGCAGTCATAAAGGCTTCTCTGCTCGTCGGTCAGGCCGTCCAGCACTATGATTCTTCGGGTTTTGATGAGTTTTGCTATCAGCGGTGTGATGAACGTGCTCTCAAACTCGCTTAGAGGAACAGAGAACACTCGTCCGCTGCCACTTATCTTTCGACCATTGCCGATGATGATCTCGTTGTTCGGGATAACGCTGTCAATGTAGATGCACTGCACCATCTTCTCGTTGGGAGTGACATATACCTCCTGTACAACAGGCTCTACGGGCTTCTCCGCTTCCTTCGGCTTGGCAGCTTCAGCAGCCTTTTCAGCCGCTTTCTTCTTCCTGCCCTCGGCCATTTTTCTTTTCTGCTCTTCGCTCATTGCCATCTCTCAATTTCTCCTTTCATGGCAGATGACAGAGGAGGGAGGTTGTCCCTCCTCTGCTTGCGGATTATCAGGCGCTGGTGACGCCAGAGATGATGCCTATACGGCTTGCCAGGACGGGGGCGATATCGACGCTGTCGACCTGCAGAAGCTCGATTCTGCCGGTTGCGATGGTGTCCTCGCCCGGAGTGAGGGTGATCTGAGTGTCAGCGCCCTCCTCGAAGCACATGACCATAGGTGCATAGCGCTCGTTTGCGCGGGCAGCGATGATGATCATGTCGGTCGGGAAGATGCTGGTCAGGGTAGTGTTGATGGACTCCGGCGTGGAGGTGGGCTGAATCTCGTAGAGAAGCACGCCATCCTTGGAGGTTATGTAGCCGTTGCGGAAGTACTGATCGCCGAGCTGGTACATGATCGCGCTGGCAAGCCCGGTGGTATCGGGGATGACATTGCGCAGCGCCATGAAATCACCGTAGCCGATGAGCTGATCGCGGCGAACACGGTTAGCCTTTGCAACGTTCTGGCAGACGGTCGCCCAGTTGTTGCTCGTGTAGCTGGTGGCTTTCAGAGCGGAGGGGACATACTTGGTGTTGCCCGCAACCTCAGTGAAGGCGGTAGTGAACTTCTGCATGATGTAGGCCGCATAGCCGCCAGCCATTGCGGCGACGGTATCGACGAGGTTGCCCTCGTTGCCAATCATCTGGTAGAAGTTGATAACGCCGCGAGTGGCAAAAGGCTTGGGGTTGAGCGTGATAGTGTTGCCGTAGAGCTGATCCTGCGGCACGCTGCGCAAAGCAGTCCAAGAGGTGTCTCTGTACTGGAACACAGCGTTGGAAGTCACGTTGATGGTCTTGGTCTTGCCCTTGGGAGTGGTCTCCACGGAAACCATTTCACCCACCAGCGGGGAAATGAGGGCAGGAGTTACGGGGTAGTAGGTAGCCCCGATGATGGTTGCCATGACCTTGAGGAAGATGGGGTCGGTGGCGAGAGACATATTGGCAAAAGTGCTGCGATCATTGCGGTCAGTAGACTTGCCGACAACGGAATTTGCCTTGGAAGCGGCAAAATACAGTACGTCATCAGTCCACTCGCGGCACTGCTCCTCGAAAGCCTTTGCGCTGTTGCAGGCAAACGCAAAGTCCTCCGTGGGCTTACCAGCGGCGGAGAGCGCTCTGTTCTTCTCTCGTCCAGCCTTCTCGAGAGCGAGAATCCTACCGCGGGTAACAAGGTCTGCGTACTCGTCGCCCGACAGCGGCTTGCTGGTCAGGTTGCCGAGGGCAGAGTTAAACTTCAGCAGTTCATTCATTGTTGTGCGTCCTCCCTTCCTTATGCTTTGCGGCACAGCATGTTGAATCTGCTGCCCGCGTTATAGTTGGACTCAGTCCAGGCGTCGATGCCGAGCCCCGTATCGAGCTCAAAGTAGATGCCAGAACCGGCTGCGGGGGCGGCATTGGTGCCGACGAGCAGTCCGTTTACGATGGTGGCGTAGATGTTGGTCGTAGCGTCTACGGCGGTGGAGAAGTTGCCTTCGCCGAAAGCGTAGGTCTCCCCGGGGATCGCCTTGGAGAAGGTGTCCAGTACACCGGACGGGATGCCAAGGCCGAGAGTGTTGATCCCCTCTGCGTAAAGACCGTTGCCGATCGTGCCGCGCTGTACGTCACCGGGATTGCAGAAGTAAACGTCCTTAGTGCCGTCTGCGGCTGCGGTCATCTGGTAGCCGCCGGTCGCCATGTGTGCGCCCTTATTGCAGATGAAGCCTGCGGAGCAGTCAGCGGGGGTGAAGGTCGTGCCGGAGAGGCTGCCGAACTTACCCGCGATGTTCTGCAGGTCGTCGTTGCGGTTATTCCACATTCTCGGAAGGAATGCGGTTTTCTCAGTAAAAGCCATTATTTTGTCACTCCTTTTTCATTATTCGTGAGCGTCGCCCTTGAAAAGCTCGCCGAAAGTGCGCGGACTGCCGCCAGAGTTGCCTTTGATGTTGTTGAAGTTGAAGTAGTGCTTCTCGCTTGCTTTGGCAGCTGCTTCGTCGAGCTTCTTCTGCTCGTCCATGCACAGCGCCTTGACACTCATGCGTACTTCCGCTTCGCCGATCCAGTTGCCGTCAGCGTCCTCACGAGCGGTGAAATCGCCGTTCTCAACCCTCGCCTTGAGGTCTTTGAGGATTTCGCTGTCGAACTTGCCCTCCGCGCCGTTGCACTGCTTGAACTCGTCCTCAAGGGCAGTCTTTGCGGCGTTCAGGCGGCGCTTGTCCTCCTTGCCCTTCATCGCGTCAAGCTGCTCTGAAAGGTGCTTGATGGTCTTTGCGTCGGCCTGCGCCTGCTCAGTTGCGGCGTTGTAGCGGATTTCAGCCTCGCCCATAAAGGCATCGAGACTCGCCTGAACTTCGGATTCGCCTATCTTGTAGGAAACGTAGGCGTTGGCTCTCATTATTCGGTCAGGAATGATGTTGCCCTTGTCGCTCTCCTCGACGGAGTAGGTAAAAGGCTCACCGTTCGCGTTCACAAGAGCCAGAAGTTTCAGATCGCTCGAAGCGCCGACCACGGTATAGCCGTTGAACTTCTCCGACAGCGCCTTGAGTCGTGCTTTGTCAATCATGTTTTCTTTCACTCCTTTGTCGTGTGTGGTTGTTTTGGCTGTAGCTTCCTTTGCGTATGAGGCAGCTTTGAGACACATCTTTTCCATGCTGTTTCTCATCGCAGAGAGGGACTGGATGGTCGCACCCGCTACAGCCGGGGCAACTCCCGCGCCAAGGACGGTGACGCCGAGCACTACGTATTCCTCTTCGACCGCAACGTCGCCTTCCATATGTTCTTTGGTCACCAGCGTTTCTATGGAGATTTCCATGCCGTTCCCCTGCCGAGCGATCATGTCAACCAATTCCGGTGCGTACCATTTCCACAGAAATGCCGAGGCCACTATCCAGCTTGTGTCTTCTTTCCGCTCTAAGCGGATATCCGCATCTTTCGGAATCCAGCCGACTATCCTCTCGGCATCGGCGGCAGTAAAAGAAGCGTAGGTTTCACCCGTTTTCGGGTCTCTCTTGAGGTCGTAGTTGTGCCCATCGCCGATCTTCCCGCTTGGGAGATAGGCCGTCAGAATGGGAATGTCCTTGAACTCAGGCAGGTGCGCCGCGAGGTTGATGTACTTCCAGTTGTTGCGGTTCACCTTGTCGTTCAGCATCCACAGCTCGACCCGGTAGAGTTTTCTATCGCCAGAGGACAGAATTTTTAGCTGCCCTCGCGATGTGCGCGTTATTTCAGCGCCTTTGTATCTGTTCTTGGCCATAAGACATCACTCTTTCTGCGGCACGTTGAGCGTGCGGTTGAGCCAGTTATCAAAACTGGTGCTGCTAATCCCGCCGTTTTCCGCCATTGCCTTGGCCTCGCACAGCCACTGCCTGTCCTGATAGTTCTCCATCTGGACGTTCTCGGCATAGCGTGCCAGCGGCTCGAAATTGGCATTGTCGCAAACCTCGATGACCTCGGACAGCCCGTCGTTAACGCCGTCGATGAGGTTGATACACTTATCCAGCACCTCTTCCACAGAAGAAAAACTGTCCTGCATTTCCGGGATTGTCGGATAAACCAGCGGCAAACCGAGTTTCGCCATGATGTCTTTCAGCTGGTCTATGTACTCCGGCTGCTTGTGTTCAAGCGCGTGAATGGCTCGTGTCAGCGCCGCATAGCCGCTGTACCATGTCTGTTCTTTTATCGCCGCGAAACTCCACATGGCATTTCCCATCGCGCTCATAGCTCTGCGCATCGGTTCATAAAGGAAGGAATATCTGTCCTCCCGATATGCGGCGTAAAAGTCTCTCAAGTCTCATTCCTCCCTTGCGGTGAAATAAAAAAGCAGGGCTACCAACACGAATTTCTTCGTGCTAATAGCCCTGCTTTGGCTTTGTCGAACCTCCTACATGAGGTTCCTTACATCTCTATTTTCTTGTTTTTAATCTCCCAAAGGTGAATCCCGTTGGGTTTCGCGGCAATTTCCAGCCGCTTGCCTTCTTGAAGCAGTCGGTTGATAATTGCTATCATTTCGGCAGATAACTCAGGCGGTTTCTCTTGAGCACGATCTTTCATATCTCTTCCTCATGCGTCTCGCTGTTTATGCTGCCGCGTTCTTCCGGTCGCCCGTCCTCGGAGATTTCCTTTTTTGCCTGCGGCGGAAGTCCGCTGGTATCCTGCTTGGCTGAATACGATGTCACAAGCGGTCTGCGCTTATCCATCACGCCGCTTTCGTCCACAAAATCAGATATTGCAATATCATCAAGTATCGTGTGTCCGGACAGCGCATCATATTTGAGCGTATCGGTGAGACAGCCGTTGGTCATGCCCTTGCGTGCGTTCTCAATTTCGTCATCTATCTTGAAGATGTCGCCGAACATTTTGAAACGCATCGGGGTCTTGCAGTTCAGGCTCTCTATCATCCAGTTCATAATCCGCTCCATGCTGCCATATATGAACTTAGCATAAGAAGCCGCAAGCCAAGCTGAAAGCTGCGCCACGCCGACCTTTGGGTCGTTTGTGGTGGGAATGAGAGAGGGGAGACCCGCTTTAAGAATCTGGTCTGAATATGCCGTCGAGCTTATGTCCGTGTTCGCAACGGTGTCAGAAATCGTCTGAAGCTTCAAGTCTTTCGCAGGCGCAAGGTAAAGCCCTATGCCGCTCGTGTTGTTCTTATTGAGCATCTGATACCACAGATACTCAAAAAGCTTCCTCGTCGTGTCCGAGACCCTTATAGGGTCGTTATCCGTTGCGCTCTTCGGGTCATAAGTTTCAAGCGAGCCAGTCAGCACAGACGTCAACGGATTAAGGATTATTTCGAGCTGTGCCGCCTCGTAATTAGGTATCTGCGTCAGTGACACGAACATGCCGGTGTTCGGCGGGATAACGAGGGGAGTGGTATCATCTACCTCGATGGTGAAAACCCTGTCGGCAGGGAGCGTTACCCAGTAGAAATACTGCCGCCCTACGGCTACCCATTCGGGATTTCCTATTGTCTCATTTGCGTGAATGGCTTTGAATTTGTCTGTATCGATGGTGTTATAGACGTATTTCCCCGGCGTTTTTACGACAACCTCATCGAAAATCCGCATATACGGCTCGAAAAGGTCACCGAACTGACGCCAGTCATTGCCCGGCCGCATGAAGTAAAACAGGTTAAATGCCACTGTGTATTTGCCGGGGCCATTGTTGTAACCTACGATTTTGCACCAGTCCATCGGGAGTTCCTGCAAGAAAGCGTAGTTTATTTTGTTGTGGCTTTTGTCGACCGAAATACGCGGTGTGACGAACACTTTGCCATATTTCATGCACAGGCCGCACAGTTCATGGGCTTTTTCTTTTACACCCACTGTCTGAACGAGCCGCTGTGCCAGCAGCATGTCGCGCAATTTATCCTTTTTGCTTACCTCTGCATCGGTGTACGTGGGATATACGTACCATGAATAGGTAAGCGTATCGGGATAGGTCTTGAGGATCAGATCGTAAGTCTTGGTGCTATACGCAAGCGACGCTGACACCGCTCTCAGGCTCTTTTCACTGCCGTCCGGGTTCTGCACCATTGTGCTTATCTGATCTTTGGTGAACTCGGCAGGGCGCGTGTTTATGCCCTTTACGCGGGTGTTCTGTATCTGCGGCCAGTTATTCAGAAATCCAAGCCCACCGGCAGCAGAGAAAGCGGTGAAATAGTCGCTCATTCCCATGCCGCCGTACATGCTGTTGGCTTTCTGCAATATCTCTCCGAGTGCCTTATAACTCGTTGTTGCCGGAGCTTCCATCGGCCCCATCTGCTGTATTTCCAATGTCCGCTCCACCTTTCTGCATTTTATCGAGCTCTGCGAAGAAGCGCTTCTCAAAGTCCTTCATGTAATCGTCAAGCTCTTTGCGGTATTTTAGTTCTTCCTCGCATCGGACCGCGTTACTTTCGCTCCATATCCACAGCCAATCGGACTGTGCCAGGAGGTATTCGAGGTCAGGCGTGACCTCTATCGCGCCCTTTGGCTTATCGGAAGAAATTATCAGTATATGGTCTGCGTCAGAGTAGAAATGGCTGAATGTTTCCTGCAATTTCAGGTTCTTATCAGTCGTGGGAAGCGCCCACAGTTTGTTTTTCGTAATATCCATCAAACTATTGCTCCTCGGCCAAGGCGTCTGACGCTCCGCGTCCTCACCGGCGCGTATGTTATCTCACTGTCGAGATGTTCAGCCGCTTCCTGATAGCTACTCTTGCGCCGGTTCTGCGACGCTACGAAAGCATCCTCGTCAAGCTTTATCGGCCTCGCGGCGTACATCATTGCCGACCACAAGTCTTTGTTGATGTGCTTGTTTATCTCTTCCTGCGTCCAACCGCTGCCGGTTTTCTTTCGGCGCAGGTTAGCTATTTGGTCGCACAGTTCCTTGGTCTTGATGTACGGATGCTGGATTTTGACATCCTGCGTATCATCCTTGATGTTGTGTGCCATTTTATAAGCCCGTGTACCCTCATGTACGTTGGTTATGAGCAATCCCACATTGCCATGTTCAAACTCTCGTGTGAGGTAGTCGAGCATGTCGATGTTGGGGTCTGCGCCACTGCGCCCCGGTGTTGCATAAAGTGAATAAATACACGGTTTTGCGTTTTTCTGAACCAAATCGAGGTATCGGTCGTCATTGTTGACCGTACAGAGGGGCGGAAGCCCATCTCCAAGGTCTCTATGGAGCTGCTGCACAACAGCCTCACCGAACTGCCATGAGTCAATAATGATGATTGGTTCAGGCGCTCCCTCAAGACGGTACTGCGCCCAACGGTTCTTTATTCTCCGCGCCTGCCGCTCCGCATCAAGCGGGGGGAGGTCGGTCAAATAAACACAGTCTTTCTTAAAACTGGTACTCCTGCGCTGCTCGTAGGTTTTCAACACTACCTCGGCGCACATCGCGTTGCCATTTCTCTGTCGGTACGAGACGTCGTAGCCTATATAGTACCGCACGTTCGGGTCGCCGCAATGCCTGTCCTCCATAATGGTCAGCGTCTTGGCATCCTGTACATACTGATCTCGAAGAAGGGGATTGTCCACACTGCCGGTGCATTTAGATTCGCACTCGCGCATGAACTCTTCTTTCGTCAGCGTGTCTCGCAGCCCGTCATAGTATTCAAACGGTCTTACATGACACAAAACCGGAACTTGCCAAGGAATAGCACAGGCAAAAGCGCTCTCACCGTCAGCCATTTTCTTGCGCGCCTTGATGTAAACGCTGTAGGCGGGGTTCTCTTTCGAGCTTGCCGACGTGATGTATATCTCGGCAAGGTCTTGGTGAGACGGATCCGGAACGCCGTCAATCAGGTGCTGCAAACGGTTTGTTGCCTTGACCACCTGATTGAAGTCTGACCAATTGAACGGAACCGAACCGTCCTCCTGACCACACTCTTCGCCTATGACACAGTGGGTATTACGTCCTCGGTCTATTGCGACTTCGACTGCGCTGCCCTCTGCCGTGCTTATCTTGAAGGTGTCCGACGAATCATTGTTAACGTTCCAGTGCTTCGCCAAATACGGGTAGTTGTACTGATATTCGTGCCACGCCTCCGACGCGATCTTTGCTGTCTGCTTATTGGAGGGGCCATAGTACGCTGTGACTTCACCGGGGTATAAGATGCCTTTATTGCTTGCCGAACTTATCACGGCGCTGGTTTTGGTTGTTCCGCGCGAACCTATGATGTCCACCATGCGGTAACGTACCATTGCTCGCCGCATTATGCGGCCTATCAGACTGTTGTGATATTTGCAGTTCGGATTCTCTGTGATATCTTCCAGATAATCTGGATAATACCGGAAAAACGATATTAGGAGCGCCCACCATTCGTCGGTGAAGTCATCATAGTTGACACCCTGTCGGGTCTGCTTTTTGATGAAACCGCCGCTTCTGCGGCTGTAAACGTAGTCCTTCCTCATTTCGCATCACCGCGGACAAGGTCGAGCTTGCGGTAAATCTCTTTTTCGACCTCGTCGGGCTCTTGCATGAACTCGCCCAGCTCGTCATCAAGCCGGAGCGAGGGCGGCAGGCTGGCCACCTCTGCGCGTCCCTCGTTCCACGCGCTTGTGTTGTAAATTGCGAGGAGAATCTGCTCCGCCGCGTCTTTTGTCATCTGATACTCAGGATGGAGTTTTGCCAGCAGTTCCGGGAATGGCAGTCCAAGCAGCCCCTTGGCTTCGAGCGCCCTCACTATGCCGTCAAGCTTTTCAAGGTCTTGCGGCAGCTCGTCCTTTTTGCGGAGCTGTTCGTTTTCCATCTCGCTTTTTATCAGGTCGCCCAGCAGTTTTGCTTTCTGCGGGTCGCCGTTGTAAAAGTAATAATCCTGTTCAAGTGTCCAACGGGATATCTTCTCTATCGCCATCTGCGTTTGGGGGCCTATTGCGGGGCGACCATCTGCTATGGCCGAGTAAATGCGGTCAAGCTTGTCGTAATCTTCCTGCGTGTAAGGGTGATCCGTGGGGCCTTTTCCCCATTTCTTTTCCTGCGCAACACGCCCCTCAACGTAATCCTCGGCGCAGAGCATTTCATCGTCGACATACAGCGTCTCTGATTTGCCGTCAAAGGCTTTCTTGATATCAGTCACGCCGTCGACGAACTGCACGAATCTCTCGCCCTTGTGGTAGCCTTTCTGACACAGGATCACCGTGTATGCTGCCCATGGATTTGTTTTGTCATTCTGGAGCTTCTGCGCTGCCTTAAAGAGATCGGGCATATACGGCATGTTGAACTCTGCCGCGCAAAGGAACATTGCAAGCTTGTAGCCTACTGTTGCTGCCCTCTGGTCGTAAACCTTGGGCTGGCACTTGATGCAGTAGGGGGAGTAACGCTTTCCGAAGCGTTCGGGCAGCGTCCATGCGTTTGTATCGTTCAGCTCTTTGTCGCATAAACAGCACCGCTGCACGACTGTATTGTCCGCCATGGCGCGCCCTCCTCTCCTGCAAATCAAAAACAGGCAGAGCCGCCCACGCTATATCTATCTTGAGCACTCTGCCTGAAATTTTCTATGTTCTCTTGTATGGTATGACGGAAAGGGAACTTTGGCAACAGAGTCTAAACTTTTTCTTCTTCACCAATCCTTTTATCCCGTCGTTTCCTGCGTTGAGTTTTGATTTTATCGGAATTTTTGCGCCAATACTCGGCTTGATACTTGCGCATGTACTCTCGGCGCTTAAATGCCGTGTACTCTTCCGGTGTCACAAAATCACCTCCGCCGCTCGATTGTGTCGATGAAGTAGCCCTTGTCTGCCATGAGTTTCCGCTTTATGGCAAAAGTCTTGGTACTGGTACCTTTTCGTCCGCCGCCCTTGGTGTCCACAATACGGGTTGTCCAGTTCCCGTCCTCACGAAGCTCCTCGAAAACGAAGTCCGCAAAGTAGGCTATTCGCGGTATGCGTTCCCCGGTCTCGCCGTCCGTGTATGCCGGTTTCAGCAAATATTCCACCTGCAAGCGGATTTTTCGTACCTGTCCAAGCTTCTCCCGCAGAACCAGTTCGTCGTAATATGTCGCTTCGGTCTTGCTGCCGAACTTGATGCACTCTCCGTTTGACAAAAGTCGCTCGGTCGGCTGGTTGTTGTACTTCCGCTTTGGCTTTTTCTCCTGCCAAGCGCCCATATCCCGGCTGAGTTGGCGAAGCGCCTCCGCGTCTTTTTCAAGGGCGGCAGCGGCGCTCTTGCTCACCTCGGAAGCGCCCTGTGCGTATCGCTGCTTGATCTGCGCCGCCGTCCGTTCTCTTGCAAACTGCTCTTCCACGCGCTTCCGCAGCGCCGGGGGCATGTCCTCAAGGCTGTCGTATCTCATGTCAAATCCCAAGTTATAAGCCTTGAGTAGGGAAGTGTCTCCATCCATGCGCAGAAGTTCCTCCACTCATCGAGCTTATGTCCCTTTCTCGCGTGATACATGTTCCGCAGTACCGCATAGTTGAGCTGCACCGTGCGCCGCTGATTGTAGCTTTCGGGAAGCAACTGCAAGATTGAATACCAAATCTCTTTTTTACTTGCTTCGTTTTCGCAAACAAAATACGAATCGCGCAATTCGTTCAGCGTGTCCACTATTGGCCTTGCAACTTCTTCAAATACATTTACGGATTCCGCATACTTGTATTTGTCGTTGAGTATATCGTTTATGCAGGTATGCGAAACGCCGAATTTCTTTGAAAGCTGCCGTCGGCTGAACATTCCGGAATCCCAAAGATGCTTGATTTCCTCGCGCTGTTCAGCCGTAAACTTTCCCTGATAGGTTTTTGCTGGTTTAGGCTGTAAGCCGTTGTCAACGGCGTGTTTTTGGTTTTCAGCCCTTGTAGTCCATTCAAGGTTGTCAACGGCATTATTCATTTTGTTTCCGTCAATGTGATTTACTTCCGGCTTCTTTTCGCAGTTTGGGATAAACGCTTCTGCAACAAGGCGGTGGATAGGAATTTGCTTACCGTGAAGCGTAACCAAAATATAATTGTCGCTGTGAACGCTTCCCGAAAGGATTCTTTTTCCGTGCCTTACTCTCCCCTGATTGCTTACATCATAGTCAGCGTCGATCCTTTTCCAAAGTTCCACTTCTTCATCAACTTCCGGCCTGAACTGCTTGATTTCATTCTTAAAGCCGGGTAGCTTGTCAAAACTGAAATCAGACATTTCAAATGGTTTGTAAAGAAGTTTGTGCATTTTCGAGCAAGAGTTAGCAACCGTGCCAACCTTGTATGTATCGTATTCAGACCACCAGTAAAGCGGCGCGGTAATGTCTAAGTAAACAGGAATCATCCGCATGAATTTCCCGTGATCTGTACCGGCGTTACAAAGTTTAACCATAAGCTTCAGGTCGTCGGGACCGATGACGAACTTTCTAAAGTCTATGCACGGCACATCATTCTCATCGAAATAGGTTTTTACCTCCCTGTTAAATTCGCTATCACTCTTGTCCCAAGAGTTTTTAGGATTTCTACAACCCATGATAATAGCCTTCCATTGTTCGGAAGAAGGCAACACCACATTCTCAATTTTTATCATTTTCAGCCCTCCAAGGTATATCGCACATATCCGGACGCTTGAGTTTCATTTCCAGCGCCCATAGGAGATTCCAAACGGCGGCGGTAAGGTGCGGCTCGTCGTCCCAACCGTCGAAGAACTTTGCCAAATGCCTTGCTCCGGAGTCACAAAGCGATGAAAGGGGGATGCCGCGATCAACGTTGTGCTCACCGTATTTCAAGGCCCCCTGTTCACAGTGCTTGGAGACTTCCATGATTGCCGCCCAAGGCAGAAGATCCATTTTACCTTTCCCAGTGTGCATATCGCGCACAGCGCCGGTTCCAAACTCTGTTCTTTCGCCGCTGTCCTTAATTTCCATCGGTTTCACCGCCTTTCTGCGCAGCTTCTATGCCCGCTACCAGCGCCTTTGTCAGCATCAGCATGACTTCTGCTGGCTTGCCTACATCGTTTTCGATGAAACTTCTGTACATGTTTGCGGTCAGAGTGCCGTACTGTGTAAGAAGGTCAGTTGACCCGCCTTGTATCAGTATTTCAAAGTCATCAGTTACTCTGAGCATTGTTTATCCCTCCTGATTGAAAAACTCAACAGCCTTGCCAAGCTGCTGGAAATAATAGCTTTTGTCTTTCTTCACTACCTCATAGTCCCCAAGGCTCACCTCTGCATGATGTTCGATTGTCCAGTACAGGGCGCGGCCATTCTCTCGGAAAAGAGGGTATTGTGTCCTCACTCCCTCGAACATCCGCATTGAGCACCGAGGTGGGTATTCTGTTTCGACCATCGCGCTACTCCCTTTACGTTAAAGGCCGCTTGTGACCGCTTTGACAGCGTTTGGACTTCGGACATGTAAATTCATTACCGAGTGCCCGAAACGCTGCTGTACGGCTTCCTGTGACCTCTGGCGGCTATCTGCGTCTTTTCGTGGTGCTCGCTCTGTGAATTTTCGTCCCATCGGGCATAATGAAGAAGTCAGCGTCGACCGGCGCGAGGTGTTCGGGCTTGCGCGGAGTATACTTTTTCTCGTCGAGGGCTTCGACCTTCTCTTTGTCAGCCCAAGCGGATTCTTCGGCGAGTTCTTTCATCTTCTCGAAACGTTCCTCAACGATACTGACGTAGATGGACATGATTGCCAGCATCACAAATACGAGAACCGCGGTCGCTATGCAAATATCGTAAACACTCATCGTCCGCTGCTCCCGAAGCCTTTGCTTCCACGCTCGGTGGCCTTGAGCTCATCTACAAGCTCGATTACTGGGTTGATGATTGGCGTGATGACCAACTGCGTGATCTTGTCGCCGTTCTTGACTTCGTAGCCGTGGCTGCCGTGGTTATAGAGCTTCACCTGTATGCTTCCGGTGAATCCACAGTCCACGACTCCATCGCTGGTGATGTCGTGCTTGATGTTGAGCCCGCTCTTACTCTTGAGCATCCCTGCGTAGCCCTCCGGTATCTCAACATGGACGCCGGTGTCTATCACGACGCTTGAATAGGGCGGTATGTATACAAGCTTCGGGGACTTGAGGTCAAGCCCCGCATCGGTGGCATGTGCTCTCACAGGCACATAAGCACCGGGGTCAAGTGTGATCTTCATTCTTCTTCCTCCTCATGCCAGGTATCTGGCCAGCCTTCAATTTTCTCGTCATCATCGTTGCCGCAGATATCCTCCTTCATCCATGGCGGATACCCTGTGCGCTCCATACTGCGCACTGTGGGGTCATCCGGTATCAAGACCATCAGTCGTCATCCTCCCATTTTCCACGGCGACGCGGGGGAGTTGTCTTTGACCAAACCTCCTCGTCGGCTCGCATTTCCACGAACCGCATCTGATCGCCGACGAACCGCATCTGCACGGCTCCGCATCGGCCTTGACGGTTCTTCGCTACGGCGACTCCCTTTATGCCCTGCTCGACGTCAATGTTCCACAGGAAAATGACCGAGTCCGTGTTTTGCTCAAGTTCTCCGCTGTCGCGAAGTTCTGCCAGAGTAGGTCTACTCGTATCGGCGGCATTTCGGTTGAGCTGAGAGAGCGCGATTATGGGGATTTTGAGTTCCTTGGCCAAAAGCTTCAGTTCTCGGCTTATTGCCCCAACCTCAAGATTTCGGCTGTCATATTTGCGCTCACTCTTGATTAGCGTCAAGAAGTCGACTATTATCAGCCCTAAATTTTCTGTCATCCGCGCCTCTGCGCGAATCTTGCTGGTGGTAACGCTGGGATCATCGTTGATTATGAGCGGCAGGTCATACAGATACTGACACGCGTCCGAGATACGCTTCCAATCCTGTTCGTCGAGGTTGTGGTCAGTGATTTTGTCGAGTTGTACCCCAGAAGTTTTGGATATAATTCGTTCACCTAACTCCTCGTCGCTCATTTCGAGCGAGTATAGCAGCACAGATTTTCCAGTTCTCGCCACATTCATGGCAATATTCTGAGCATAAACTGACTTGCCCACTGCTGGGCGAGCTGCAATTATCACAAAGTTTCCAGCTCTCATGCCTTTAAGCAGCGCGTCAACTCTGGTGAAGCCGGTTTCCACCCTGCCTTTGGGAGGCAGCGACAAACGATCCATGAGATTGTTCAGCATTTGAGACATTGTGTGACTCCGCCCGAGTTTGCCGCTCATGTAGTCCTGACATATCCCGGCGATTTCTGCGGCCAGACCATCCCCTGACTGGGAGGTGAGGGCTTCGTCTATCCTCGACCGAAGCCGCCGTTCCTTTGCTTGAGCGTGTATGTATTCGGCGTGATCTTCCGCGGCGGAAACTGACGGGCACATATTCATGCAGTCGACAAGAAAGGCATCTGGGTTAGGCGTATCGTGAAGAATCACGTCTCGCGCCATTACAGGGTCAAGAACCTTGCCCTCCCTAAACGCCTTAGTCGCGGCGGTGTACAGTTTTGCACAGAGGGGATTCATAAAGTCCTCCGCTTGAAGCGTCCCCGCGACACGGTTTAGGTAGTGAGGGTCGATTAGATAAGCACCGGTTACGGATAGTTCCGCGTTCTGGTTATACGAGATCGCATACAGAAGCTCTTTATCATCGTTTGCCATTCTTGCGGTTCTCCTCCGTCATCTCAATCAGCAGCCGGTCGTACTTCTCCCTGAATTTCTTCCCCGATAGAATGTTCTTCCGCCAGAAGGCGTTTTTCTGTGAGAAGCGAAGCACATCGGAAATATCATCCCAACTGCGCTTATCTATCCTGTTGCACTTGTCGAAGTCAGATGCCCAGCGCTGCAAGTCTTTTTCTTCGGGGGGCTTCAAGTCGGGATAATGCTTTTCTTTCTGGCGGGCAAGAAAGCTTGCGGCTTGGTAAGCATCAGAATCCTTGTCGAAAACTTTCTCTTCCTTTTTGGGGCGCGCGTCAGTGCCGCTTGCGGGGCTGACATCTGGTGGAGCATCGCCATCGTCGGAAGAGGACTTTTTCTTTGGTTTACTTTCTTTTTGAGAGTTATTATCTATCTCTATATCTTCTTCTCTTTCTTCTTCTGCAGCGTGACATTGCGTGACCTGCTCCGTGACATTGCGTGACCCAAAGTATTTGCCGTCAAAATAGAGATATTGCATTATTTTTTTGTTTTCAAGAATCCTTGAAACATCAAAATTGCTATCTGCGGCAATCTTCTCATTGAGAAAAACATCGACACTTCTATTTGTCTTTTGCATATTGCACGTAGAACAGCATCTGACTGTATTTTCTGGAACATCTAAACCGCCGCTTGCTTTGGGGATAATGTGGTCAATAGTAGTACCGTTTCCACCGCAATATTCACAGACTGTTCCACCTCCAATAAGCGTTTTTTTCTGATTTTCACGCTGCCGCTGTTTTCTGAGCCGATTTTGCTCCCTGATTTTTTCCAAAGCCTCGTTGTTTTGGTGTTCTTCCCAGCCGGAGATGAAAAGCATATCTTCGTTTCTGCTTATCATGTTGAGGCGTTCCAGCGCTTCCAAGGCGAGCTGAATAGTACTCAATTCAAAACCAAGCTCGTCGGAAAGCATTTTCGGCGTGTAGGGGATGTTCTCAGTGAGAAAAATCATGCCTCCCGCGTTGCAGCGCCCTGCCATTGTGAGCAGCATGACCCATATCAGCACAATGCTATTGCCATCGGGAAGCTTGCGCAGATGCTTGATCTTCCTGTTGTCAAACATATCTGTGGTTATTTTGACCCACTCAACGTTTTTCGCCATAAAGCCCTCCTCAGTCATCAATACCGACGTGCTGTGCCCAATGGCGGATGAATACGCCGCTTTCGCCAAGACTGGTGATGAAGTCAGCGGAGATCAGCTCTTCCAGATCAAGACTGTCTGCACATACCTGGTTGAGCACTGCTGCCGGATCATGCACAACACCCTCATCATCTGCGGCAAAGCAGAGATGGAAATACAGCGCCTGTGCATTTGGTGTGAGGCGGCTGAAAGAATACCGCCCCACGACCTCATTTGAGATTGTTGTCCTATCTCTCATGTGCTACCTCGCATCAGAAAGGCAGGTCGTCCCCATCGCCATCCAGTTCCTCAAACGTCTGCTTCGGCGCAGGATTGGAGTTGGAAGAATATGCAGATTCGCTTTTTGATGCGTTCTGCTCTTTCGACTTACCTTCGGACTTCTCGGAGCGCTTGTCACCGGCGAAATAGATGTTCTCGACGTTGACATTCGGGGAAGTCCTCTTGTTGCCGTCGCGGTCAGTGTAGTTCTGTATCTGCAAGCTGCCGCAGAGGGTAGCCATGCTGCCTTTGGAGAAATACTTGGAGATGAAATCTGCCGTGCCGTTCCAAGCGGTACAGTTGATGAAGTCGGTTTCTTTCTGCTGCCCCTGCGGCGCGAAATCACGATCTACGGCCAGCGTGAATGACACAACAGATTTGCCGCTCTGCGTTGTGCGAATTTCGGGGTCTCTGACGAAACGCCCCTGAAGCAATACTTTGTTAAGCATAGATTTTTTCCTACCATTCCTTGTGGCGTAATGCCCATTCCCGGCGCTCGGCGCGGAGTTTGGGACATGAATAATAATGCGGGAGACTCGCATATTTTGCTTTCTTTCCGAACGGAACTTTGAGAGAAACGTGCTCCCAAATCTCGCCCTTTAGGACGACCTTGTACCGCCCCTTTTGGTTCTCCGGAACCCAGAATAAAACCGGTTCCTCGTCGCAAGGGGAGTATGTGCCGTCCCATAAGCGCACCCACCTTATGGATGCCCCACAAAGAGGGCAGAGAAACCAACTGGCGCGGCGCTTATGAACGACCCAACAACGATCTCTTTCATTCAGGACGGAACTCTGCGGCTGCATCGTCCTCGCGCTCCTCTCGAAATTCGGGCATGAGTAAATAATAAGGTCTGATTCCCCAAAGCTTTTTTGTCGCGCGGCAGTAATCACAGTACCCGCAGCGCTTGGGCTTTGTGCGCCCCTCTTTTATCATCTGAATCATGGGCAAGCGCTTGGCGATTTTCTCAAGCTCATAGTCATACCGTTGCCGGTGGTTGAGACTGAGCACATCTTTATCAGGAGGGTCTTGCTTCGATATAGCGATGATGATGAACTGCGGGTCTTCTTTGCTCCCTGCGTACTGCTTTTCAATCTCGCTGTACACAGCGGCGCGCATCATGTAGCCATAGGCATCTATGAACGTCACCTTTTCGTGAAGTTCATCGCTCCATTTCAGCTCTCCGATGTTTGCCACGGTCTTGTAGTCGATAATCATGCGCCCGTCAGGAACGTACTTGTCGAGTCTGATACGCCACGGAACTCCGAAGAGCTTGCCGTGCATTATCATTTCATTCTCACCAGGCATACCGACAAGAGACTGTATCAACTCGTCATTTTCAGCGGTCTGTATCATCTTGTCGGCTTGCTCATAGGGAGCATATTTGCCGGTAATGACCGTCTGGTCGGGCATGCCACCCTTGCCTTTGATGGTCTTGGTCTTGAATATCTTGTCGAAATGCTCGTTGCAGAACTGCTCGTGTGCTTCTGGGGATTCAAAGTGCGTGTGGAAGTAATTCCCGACGAGAAAGGCTTCTTTCTCGTCAGGCTGCCAGCGCCCCTGCAGGATAGCCAGTTCCCGCGCCTCGCACTCATTCCATGCCTGATATTGGGAGCACGACATGTACTCCCAATCGACCTCAGGCGTGTAATAATTATCACGCGTCAGTTCCACTGTTCTTCTCCCTGCTCTTCGCAAGCTTCTTGTTGAGGACTTCCAGCGCGTTTTCCTCGTCCGTAGAGGGAAGAGCCGCATCGGAAGCAGAAGCGATTCCAAAGGCGTCTGTGGCCTTTACAAAGCCGTCCTTGATGGCGGAATACAGATGGCGGAGCTTCACGATGTCGTTGTTGCTGAGTTTGTCGATGTCCTTGTTGAGTTTGGCGCTGATCTGCTCCGGGGTGATACCGAAGCCAGCAAAAGCGTTGACGGTCTTTTCGATGATCTCCTCCAAACTCTCTCCGCTCTTGGAAAGTGAGTCGGAAAGCGTCTTGTCGCACTCTTCAAGCGCCGCATCTACGTACCAGCCGGGAATGACGGCCAGCAGACAGGCTCTCTTGCGCCTTGCACCCTTGTTGGCGACCATTTCATAGATATCGCGTTCGTCGGTCAGACGGTAGCTGCCTTTCTTGGTAGATCGCTCATGCTTCACGGAGAAGGTCTTTTCATCGGAGGCGTTTGTCTCCAAATCCCATGCAAAGCACTTTATGGTCGTCGTGTCGTCCTGTACATCCACCTCGGTAATACCGGACATGATGTTGCCCCAGTGGCGCGCGAGAACTTCCACCAAACGGATAGAGGGACCTCTGACAACGCTGTCGCCGCGCGGGAACTCGTACTGCGCCGCTTCCGCAAGGTCTTTTCTCTGACACTCGCGGAGAACATTCTGCATGGACATTTCAGGATCGCGGGGGAACTGACGGGCGAGGTACATCTTGCCCTTGATTTCGGAAAGCTCCTTGCTTTCCTGATAGACGCTCATCTGAGTAGCAGGGGAGCGCGACATGAGAGATTCATTCATAGCGTGATTTTCCTCCTGTTAAAATTATTTTTTGACCTGATAGTCGCCGAGAAGCTTCTGAAAATCTTCTTTCTGCATGGCAGTCAGTTTATTGTCCGCGTCCAAGATTTTCAGAGCATCATAAAGCTTCTGCTTCAGCTCGGTGATACGATCATTTGCGAGACCGAGCTTATGTGACGCAATGGCGTTTTTCTCGACGAGGTCGCGGTACTCTGAAAGGGTGACCTCCACCCTCATCATGGACTGTCCGGCGACCTGCTGATCGGCATCGGCGTGCATACCGGTGTCGTGTTCGATGATTCCACTGTAATATCCCATTTTTATCCTCCTATTTTTTCTTATTGCTTGTCCGCTTATCCTTGCGGATCAAAGGTTTACGATTGCGCTTGGGTCTTTGCGGGGCGGTTGTGACGGTGTATGTAGGATCGTAAGGAACCTGATTGTCGCAGTGCGTGATCTTAAAGCTTTGGCTGTTCGTTCCCTTATAACAGGTGGAACACACGCGCCCGATAGGGCACTTCTTGGTGCAGAGATTTTCGCAGTAGAAGCATTTGCATTGATGACACGCACCCATTACTGAGCCTCCTTTCTTGCTTTTGCGCGCTTGCTGCGGGATGCAATGCAGTTCCAGCACTCTGGGCAGGTGCAGTTAAGGCAGCGGTCTATGACCTCTTGAGGCTCCGTCAGGCGCGTCGTGACAGTGGCGATTGCGTCGATGGACTTCCACGGCATTACGGCGCTCGCGGCAATTTTTACGTAGCTGCCTTGGGGGATAGTGGCGACGATCATCATAAGTCCCTTACCTCCACCAGCCTGTGAGCAACGTCAGAGGCCATCCACATGCTTCGGCCATTTATGGAATAGCTTGTCACGCCATTAAGAAAACGTCTGGCAGTTCTACAATCCTTAACGCCGAGAAAGCTTTGAACCGTAGCCAGATTCATCATTCCGCCGTAGTTCTTGCGTATCTCTTCGGCGATTACATCTTCAGCGGGATCCCGCATCAACTTTGACCTTGGCATTGCGTAGCCTCCTTTCCTCGCGCTTTCTCATGTCCTTGCAAATCTGCCTCGGCGTGCGGCAGCCGCCGTATCGCCTTACACTTTCAGACATCTCGAATTGATATTTAGACAGCAGCCGCTCTTTCTGACGTGCGGCGCGGTCATGCTCATTAAGGAACTCTTGGTACTCCTTCATGCGCTTGCATGTACCCTGACAGCCGAGTGAACGTTCCGGACATTCATTGCCGTGCGCGTCCTTGCACGGCGGCATACGGAAAGCCATATTCAATACCCCGCTTCCTGCCATGCACGTTCGCTGTCGTGATGGCGTCTCTCTTCTTCGACGGCTATTCGATTGAGGAGGGCAATCACGCCCCATGTAACCAAGACAACGAGAATGAAAACCGATGCGATGCTGTCCATTTGATATTCACTCCTCAGAGTAGATTTTTGATTGTGGTCAGTTACTTTCCCTTTCCGCAGTAACGATTGACGAAGTAGTTCTGACCTTTGCCTGTCACTAACGTCGTGCGCGTCGTGAAACTGCCGTTCGGGGTGACATGCACATTTTCCTTGATGGTGAACAGCCCCATTTCAAGAGCGCGCTGCGTCGGCATGTTTCTGTCGCTGCCGGACTTTATGAGGAAGCCCTCTCTGCGCAGCGTCTCGAAGAATCGCTGCTCGCCGGTGTCATAGCCGTTCTGCCTGAGGATTTTTGCCATTACGCCGATCAGAATGGAGTCATCAGCGGCGGTTACGGCATAACCAAGATTGGTGGCGGGAGCGTCCTCTTCAATTTTAGATTCGAGCAGGGACACGCGGCTGATTGCCTCGTCGAGCCGTGCCTGCAAAATCTGATGGGCGCGAGCAACTATCATTTCCGGCGTGTTCCACGCTTCCTCGACTTTGATGAAATACTGTCTGCACTCCTTGCCTTTTTCGGTGCGCTGGAGCATACAGATTTCTTTTGCCATAGGGATGGTGAGTTGGTGGTCGTGCTGAATCTGCGGCATTGGTGACCCGTCAGCACGGAGGACATTTTTTGTCCACCGTCACGAAGTCGTCACCCTCCGCGAAGCCGTACTCTGCCATACGGGAAAACCACTTTGAGTAGGGCGTTTCAACTCCGAGTGCTTCGTGCAGGTCGCGTCCCAAAACCGTAGGGCGGTCGGGATTGCTGGTGTTGATTTTGATTAACTCGTTCATTCGCTATCCTCCTTTATCAGTACAAACTAACTTAATAAGTTAGTTAATCAGCAAAAAAAATAGCGCACGGATCTGCTATGTGGAGCAGAGAAATAAGTTTTTCAGCTTCTTCAATGCCAAAGCTCCCGTACTTGAGTTTACGGGACATTGTTGATTCTGAAATACCTATTTCTGCTGCGACCTGAGCTATAGTCAGACCGTTGCGCTTTATTTCGCCTTTAAGGGCATTGGTGTTAAGCATGGGGCACCTCCTAACTTTTTAAGTTAGTTAGAATATACACCCATTTTCAGAACTTGTCAAGTTATTTTTTGCAGAAAATTTTTTATTCTTGCAAACTGTAAAGTTATGTGATATTATTCAAAGCGAGGTGATAATAATGACAATCGGTGAACGAATCTCCATGTACCGCGAGCAAAAAGGAATGACTCAGGAGCAACTCGCAAAGCTTTTAGATATTGCACCTCAGAATGTGTATAAATATGAAAAAGGCGTTATCAACAATATACCTCTTTCGCGTATAGAGAAAATGTCGGAGATATTCGGGGTGACTCCGGGTGTGCTGGTTGGCTGGGAAGAGCCTGCATCCGCCAGTCGTAATGAGGCTTTGATGAGTTTGATGGCCTCACTTGAAACATTGACCCCTGAGCAGCTTGCGTCAATCAGCAATGTGGTTGATTGCATAATTGGACGACAGCCGAAACAATCAGAGAAAAATCTTCCTGACTAAACGTCTGCATTTTCTCGATTATTTCTTTGATGGTAATTGTCGTATTTATATCTTCTGTGCATATTGTAGCTGTTCCCATTTCGACCTCCATTTAATTTTAATATGTTTACTTGTATATATTATAGTTTTTTGACCGAATTTTGGCAACAGCAAAACCTAATAATTCAAAAACTTTAAGCGGTTTCTTTAGTAACGCCTGTGGGACGAATATCCAGAGCGCGAATATTCCATTCAGCAGAATCCACAAAATTAAATACAGAGGGACTTTTCTGTTTACTTTCGCATAGGATGTGGTATAATAATCTTGCAAGCGGGTGACTGCTTGCCATGACAAAGAACTTTGTTCCGCGTCTGCGCCATCTGACTGCCGCCTGTCGTCAGGCGACTAACAAATATGCGACCTGCTTATAATTGCCCCCTGCCGATCGGGGACTTATAAATTGTCGGCTTGAAAAGCTGCCCTCTGCTTCATTGCGGAGGGCGGTTTTGCGTTGTGGGAGAAATAGCATGATAAAAACACACGGACTTTACATACTATCGGATGACTATTTTGAAAGATACGGGCAGTCCGAAATGATGAGCAACAAGTACGAAAACCGTCCATATTACTTGGCAATAGAGGGAGCAAACGGAATAATATGGCTCGTGCCATTAAGTTCTAAAGTTGAAAAATATAGGTTGTCTATCGCAGCCGACGAGAAAAAGTACGGGAAAGGGAAATGCATCTTCCATTACATTGCGAGGGTAAAGGGAAAAGATAGTGCATTCCTTATCGGAGACGCGATCCCTGCTATAGAAAAATACTTATTGCGGCCTTTTACGGTGAATGGTTCGCCGTTTGTGGTGGAAGATGAGAAAGACATTAAGGCCATTCAGAGCAAATTATCTCGGTATCTGGCACTTGTGCGCAACGGAAGGTTGAAGCCGTATGCGGATATACTCGATATAGAAAAATCACTTCTTAAAGAACTGACGTTATTTTGAAAAACGCTCCGGCATTGGTTGCCGCCTCCGCCGGAGCTTGCAGCAGATAGAACATTGCACCGGTATCTGCTACGCTTTCGATGGTAGCAGAAGTAATCTTCAAAGTCCATCTCCTAAAAAGAGAATACCTGTTCGATTCGGAGAAGTCAGTCGAAAAGAGTCGAAGCAGGAGTTCCTTATTTTGGAGAAAATTTGTCTGGAGGGGAGAATTGTGACATCGTACCAGCGATTGCAGCAGTTTTTTGATGATTTCACCGCAAAGATCAAAAATGCTCGCGCGGAACAGGGATTGACAAATCAGGCGTTGTCTGATCAGTCAGGCGTATCCTATTCGACTGTCTGCAAAATAAGCGCAGACACGCAGGATAACCCGAAGGTATCGGACGCGATAGCGTTGATCGACACGCTTGGGCTGTCCGCGGACGAAGTGTTTGGTTTGCAGCCAGCTTACGAGCGAGAGGTGCTCCTGCAGCGAATCCGCGAACTGACCGCGGAGAACGAGAGACTTGTCAACGGCACCGAGCAACTATCCAATCAGCGCGACCGAGTTCACAAGCTGGAGCTGGAAAATGTTCGGCTTCAAGGCGAGGTAAACCGCCTGAACGCTATTAACGACGGTCTGGTGAGAGAGAAGGGGCGTCTGACCAATGAACTTGCGTCCAGAAAACCGATTATCTATATTTTGCTTTTTCTGGCCGGAATACTCGAAGTCTCGCTGGGGTACTACCTCGTTATGGACTTCCATCTGGGCGACAAGGGGCTTATCCTCTTTGGTCAGCTCAGTATATATGCGGCTGTGCTCTTTCTTGTTTTCATCATCGGGCTTGGTGCAATTGCATGGATAGCCTTGCACCAGCTAAGAGCATGGCGTAAAGGTTAATGATTAAAAGGGGAGAGAGGAAATGACAAAATCTCCTGCACGGAAGTCGGCAAGTTTTACATATATGGGGCAGCGCTACTACGTCAAGGGTAGAGATGAGGCGGACTGCAAGGAAAAAATAGCCCTGAAACTTGCAGAACTGGAGAACAAGGAAAAGGCACTCGTTAATCCCACAGTTGCGGACTGGGCACAGACTTGGCTTGACACATACGTTAAACCGAAAGTGCGTAAACCGGGCACGGCCAAACGCCGCAATACTATGACCGAGAAATCGTACAGTATGTATGAGCGGATGATAAATAACATTATCATACCCGCAATAGGCAGAAAAAAGCTTGAGGCAGTAACAGACACGCACCTGCGAAATATACTGAACCGGGAAGCCACAAAATCCTTTTCTCATGTTTCAAAACTGCGCATAGTCATTAAAGCAATGTTCTCACAGGCCGTAGCCTCGCGCGTGATTATCTTTGACCCGTCTTTGAAACTGGAATTGCCCGCCGCTGAAAAAGGGCGTAGGAGAGCGCTGACAGCTGCTGAGAGAGACGCATTCAACATCGTAGTGGAACGCAATAAACATGGACTGTGGGCAAAGTTTCTTATCGGAACCGGTGTGCGCCCTAACGAATGTTCCGCTCTGACAGTTGCTGACCTCGATTTAACGAAAAGGTTTCTTACTGTTCGCGACAGTGTTGAGTCGGGAACAAAAGCCCTCGGTGGAGGCCCAAAATCTCATGCAGGACTTCGGCAAATACCCATCCCGCTCGATTTGGCCGATGAGCTGAAAAAGGCCGTTGCAGAGAAATCTTCCACAGATTTTCTGTTTACCCAGCGAGACGGAAAAACGATGGTCACAGAAACCTGTATACGCAGGTGGTGGGAAAATCTTAAACGTGATATGGACATTGCTCTCGGAGCGGAGTATACTGCAAAGGGACATATATATGATCCGTCCGATCTGTTGCCTGACGGCACACCAATGTACCCGGATCCGGACAACCCAACGCAGCCGAGAAATGGACATCGCATAGCCGATGACCTTGTGCTTTACGATCTAAGACATACCTACTGCACCGATTTGAAGAAAGCCGGGGTCAAACTTAGGGATGCCCAACGTTACATGGGACATTCAGATATGGCGCTTACAGCCAACATTTATACCGACGTCGACGAGGAAGATCTTCTCTCAGATTCTGAACTTATTGACGCATTTCGCAAAAACAAAAAAAGTCCGGATGTGGACAAAAACGTGGACAAAATAATTTCCAGTTTGGGAAACCATTGGCGCGAGGCGGTTATAGATTCATAGAACACTGCTTCGTAATCAGCAGGTCGTGTGTTCGAGTCACATTACCAGCTCCAAAGAAAAAGCCTCAAAACCTTGAAAAAACTAAGGTTTTGGGGCTTTTTTCTTAACTTTTGAAAAATGCAATTTCCAGTTCCACTAAGCAAAAAACTGCATTTTACTGCATCAAGTGTGGACATGTCCACACTTTTGAATCGGGAACTTTTTCGAGAAGTTCAAAAATAACAAAAGCACCGCCGGTCAAAGCGGTGCTTTCGTTTGAGAAGGAGGTAACATTATATGGAGTTGAACATCACCCACGTATATGACACTTTTATAATACACAAGGATTATATTTGTGGCAAGACTTCGGGCGAAGCTTTTGTTTAGACTGCATTGCTCTTTTGATGGATCGCATGGCTTACCGATAGCCCAAGTCCATATCGTTCGTTGAGAACCATGAGGTGAGTTACATCGGAGAACACAGAATCATATTCAGACAGAAACTCAGGTGGCACGTCGGCCTTTGGGATCCGCTTATCCAGCCCCATTCGGTTGGCAATCTCTTTTCCGGTTATGGAAGCGGCCTTGCAGTATGTGGCTCGATCAATATCCGGGATTGCGGCGTAAAGGGCTGCATTGCCCCGCTTCTGATTCTCACGCGAAAGCATCTTGAGGGCTTCAATGGCCTCAAGTCCAGTTCCCTTTCGGAGTGCGGGGAGGACTTCGCTCGTAACCCACCGCTTAAAGCGCTTTGCGGAGGGCAATTTACTGGACATAATCAGACTGTATATGCCGCTCTCGTTGATGATGGATAAGGTTTGTATGCCCCCCAAGGGTGTCGCATTTTGCGACACCCCTATCCTCTGCATCAACGTGTTTCGCAAGCGCGTCGCGAGGATTGATGTAACCTAAGGCTATAGCCACATCCGCCCCGACAAACCACGGGACACCATCGATTGTTGCGGTTCGGATGTTGCCAAACTCCTCGCTTTCAAATAGTTTGATTTGTATCATTCTGTTTTTCCTCCGTCTCGATTGCTTTTAGAACTGACATGGCCATGGTATGTGTGCCGCAAATCATGTCGAATGCAGCTTCTTTTTCCTTTTGGTTGAAATCGAAGGACATCAGACAGAGTATGTCCGCTATTCTTTCGTGCTCAAGGGCGTATACGATTTCTTTTGTGATTTTCATTTCAAAGCCTCCAATTTTGCATTTGTTATTCGCTGCTCAAATGTCAGCGCCGGTATATAGGTTTTCTTGAACGGTCTTGCGGAAGTTGCTAAAGCCATTGCAAAGCGGCTTTGCCATTCGGGTATTGAGTTGAGCACATAGAAATCGCTGGTGTCTATCAAGTCCGAAAACTGCTTGCACATTTTGTGATATAGCTCGGTATCTCCCGGAAACTCTCGCTCCAAAGAATCGAGGTAATAATAGCAAGCAGCAAGCGTGGCGGGTAGTATCATGAGCTTGTCCAGTGACCTGAATCTGGCTGCGCTTTCAATGTAGAATGTGCAAGCCTCAATGTATGTCTCAGCTTGGAGCCGCAGAGAACCCTCTGCGTGCGACAGCGAGCCGGGGGTATACCGCTGGATATGTATCGGCCATTGCGTCTCAGAAACGCGCTGGGCAAACTCAGCGCAAATCATGTTGAACGCCAAATCCTCGCACATAGGCAGGTCCGGAAAGTGGATGTCGTACTTTGTCAGGAACTCCTTTGAATACACGCGTCCATGGATCCATGTCATCTGTGCGCCACCTACGACCTCAAAATTGCCGTTTTCGGCTTCGCGCATGGTCTTGCCTACCATCATGTCAAAGCCGTGACCGATGGCGTTCAGAATCGTTCCTACGGCGTTTGGCAATAGCAAATCGTCGGCATCGAGGAACATAACGTAAGGTGAATCCGAAGTTATCAGTCCTGTATTCCTCGTCGCGCCAACGCCTCTATGCGGCATGGAATAGATATTATACGGACGATCGCCGTAATGACGGTTGATGGTCGCGTTCGCCACGGCATCTGCCCCGTCAAATACGAATGTGACGAAAAATTCATCTTTGGTCTGCAACAGCAGACTTTGAAGCGTGGGGATTATGGCTTCCCCGCGATTGTAAATGGGAATGATAATTTCAAGTTCAGCTGTCTGCATCTGATGACCTCCTGTTCCACGCTTCGATTGCTAATAGATGATTCAAAAACCAGTGTGTTCTCGGTTCGATTGGACAGTCTCTATTTGGGCAGCATGCCCGAAAGCAGTGACCGTTTCTCTGCATAACACCCTTGTCTCCGCAAAACGGGCACGGTTTCAATTCAGCCATCCTCATCCCCTCCAAATTCCGCTTCGTACTGTTCAAAAGTGATAACCTCAATGTCCTTTGCGGAGTAGCCCAAGGTGTCGAGGCACATCAAC